CTGGGTAAGCCGTGCTTCAAAAACGAATACCGGACACGATATTACAACCAGCGAGCGTGCGCGATGGTGCGTCTCCGAGACGCTATCCGACAGGGGCGGGTTTCTGTGACTGCAAATCTCGATATGCGCACGCGTGAGAAGATCATCGATCAGGGCTCTCGCTTGCCGTATCACTTTTCCGAAACGGGCGGACTGCGATACGCCATGGAAAAGAAGGAGGATATGCGCAAGCAGGGCATCAAGTCCCCTGACTTGATTGACGCGATGGCTTTCGCCTTCATGGAGGGGCTGAACTTTATGCCGGCTGACGAAGGCTCTTCTAAGAACGAGTACAGCGCCGGCAAGCGTGCGATCAAACACGCCAGCGACCTTTTCGGAGACGATTGAGAACTCGGAAAACGGGCGGCAGGCGAGCAAAGCCGTGCCGCTACCATCATCTGATGATTCGATGTTTCCCGTGAAGGGTATGTTAGTTCATGCAGACTTCCGTAATTAAGTACAACTTGCGCGAGCGGGGCCGCCAGTTCAGGGGACAGGCTCGCAATTTCAATATTGCTGCCGTGGTGCAGGCCATCAATTCAGACGCCTGTCAGGAAAAGGTGCGCAATCGGGACATGATCGGCTTTTACGGGCATTGGCCCCGTATTAAGTTCGGTATGAATCCGCGTGAAGGAGGCCTTGAAAAGGGGCGGCCGGCGTTTGTTGAACCGGCCATTGTGACCACTTTGCTGAAGGCGTATCCGGACGGCACGATTGAGCACCAGGAAGAGTTTCTGGACACGGACAGCGGCAAATTGGCCGCAAAGCTCTACAAGAGCCGCGTCGGTGGATTCAGCTCGGTTATCGGTAACGGGAAGGTGGAGTTTTTTGGATTCGATTACGTCAATGAACCGAACTACTCGACCAACCGAGGCTACGCGCTCGATAGCGTTGATATGTCCGAAGACGAGATCGAGGCCGCAATCTTTGGCGAATCCATCCGCGGGGTGATGGCTCTCATCGACAGCGCCGAAAACCAGATCGTGATGGCAAATGAGACTATCGACAACCTGCGCAACGAAAACGCACAGCTAGTTGACCTTCTGGCCGCGCGCGGCATGTCTGCCGATTCGATCTATGCAGAAGGCATAGCTCCCTGTCAGATTGACAACTCCGAGACGGTGCGCCTGATGGATGACGTGCAGAGCTTCTGGAACATGAAAGACCTGCCCAAACTTAATGAGCACAAGACTCAGGTGGAGCTGGACCCTGTTTCCAAGCACCTGCTGCTCAGAGGCCATTGATAAGTCAACCGAAGGAGCGCGCGAATGTTTGAGCCTGTCAAAGTGGCCCTGGGGCCGTTCATGGACGGCTATTTCAAGTCTCTGGCGGCGACGACGCCCCAGCTGCGGCGCTACCTGAATCGCCCGCTCAAAGAGGCAATCGTATGGGCGCCTACGCGAATGATCGACAAGGTTGAAGAGATGTTCGCCAAGTACCTGCGAGTGGACAACGACAGACCGACCGACCCGCACGATCTGCCTGTCATCATCATTGCGATGGCTCGCGACTATGCGCCCACCGGTCGCGACTACGCCCGACAAGTGGCAGACGCCAAGTATGTGATTATTCGCGGCGACGAAAAGGAGCGCTTGTTTAAGCTCAAAACCATTGCAGGTGACTTGCGCGTTCAGGTGGCGTTCTTCGCCCGCGAAGAGCCGACCTGCAAGTCTCTGGCCGCGCAGTTTTTGCTTTATCTGGATGAAACGTTTAACCGACGATTCAGGGCTACGTACCGCTTTGCCGGCATTGATACCAAGTGGCCCGTTCAGATTGAGGCTCCCGATTCTCCCGCAATGAACATCGAGTCCGGATCAAAGGATTTGAACATCCTGACAGTTGATCTGACGCTGAAGGTCACTGTTCCGCTTTTCATTTCGCCGCGCGAAGGAGAACCCAACGATGGCAAGGGAGTTGTCGGAACGGATGACCCGCCCGGATTCCCGTTGGTCTCAGACATCAAAGTTGACGGCTATGTGAACTCTGGAGTCGATCAGAACGAACACATCTACAGCAAGACCGTCAATGTCTCGGAAGATTCAAATGGATGAGTCGATCGTCAAAATTCAAGCAACGATTTCAGGCTACTCTGGAATGCCGTGTTCGTTACTGTCGGCGTACTACCGAGACTCCGGCATTTTGGTCATCGTGAAGATTCACGCATACAGCAGCGAGCCCATCAAAGACTCGTCCGTCATCACCAATGTGCCGCGAATCTCCCGCAGCGCATTTTTTGCCGAAAGTGACATGAAAAAGGCCATTCAGGCCTTCAAAACTCTTTCGGGAAAGATTGCCGAGGATGGCACCCGCGGCATTGAGTTCGCGGCCGGAGCAGGGCGAGCAAATCCGTCTTCGATTCTGGAGTCGAACGGAATTGATGTTTCGGGTGAGAAATTCAAGATTGCCCCTGAAGTCACCAATGAACAGGTGGCTGTGCTAGCCACGTGTTGCTTTGTCGAACATATTGAGGCGGCAGACATGGGAATCGGTCTGATCGACGACATCAATGATGCCTACGACCGCCTGGTTATGGGTTGGTACGTGACTATTTGAGGTGCTGAACTATGGCAGGAACCGATCAGGACACACGCGCAGCCGCATCGTTCTGGCGTGAAGTGCGCCGCTTCTCGGAGGCCGCAAGGCCGTGGAGCACTGATGCGCTCTTCTACGAGATCAAACCCGATGAGGAGTATGACCCTACGCTTGTCTCCAGACGCGTATATGGAAGGCGAGATGAATATTTGGCCGTGATGGCCGCCGCCGGCGTGGACACGGTCGATCAGTCTTTGCCGCAAAAGAAAATCGCTTTACCCGATGAGGGGGCGCTGATGCGCATCAAGCGGCAAACGGGTTTTGAAACGCGATCAGATTACCGCGAAAACTTTGCCCCGACTTGGAGCGAATAAGAATGGCTGCACAAGATTGGCTCGGAAAGCTCAGAGGGCACGTCAAGGAGGCTAAGGCCCGCTTTGATAGAGACGCCCGTGAGCGCGCGCAAGCGGGCAGGGAGCCAGCGGACCGCAACATCATCCTCACTGAACGAGAGGTTCGGGGCGAGTGGGACGCTAGTCGTGTTTTGATGACAACGCTCAACGGTCAGGTTCGACCGATCACGGCCAACGACCTGGCGGCGTTTCGTCAGAATATGCGCATTGCACAACGCAGATTCGGCGGGAAGTCCGGCATCACGCCGCGTCAGGTTATCGACTTGGCTTCCTCTACGCCGCTTCGTTACCTCGACCCGACATCAAAGTTCGACAGCGATATTGACAAGGCTCGGCGCGAGATCACGTATGCCATGCCGGTGTCCGCAGTAAATGGAGAGATTCGATTTATCACCAATGCCGGCCCGGGTTCAAAGGTGAATCGCCATTATGTGACCGTCAAACTGTTGGAGTTTGATGCGGCGGCGGCTCAGTTGGCCGCAACAACCAGTAAGGACAAGAAATCCGCAGAGAAGGTTGCCAGATGGCTTCGCAAGCAAAAGGTTGCCTTCGATTGCGACTGCGAGCGCCACCGCTACTTTTTCCGTTACGTTGCAACAATCGGAGGTTTTGCGGCAGGTCGCCAAGAAACCGGCTATCCCAAGATCCGAAACCCCCGGTTGCACGGCGTAGCCTGCAAGCACGTTTTGCGTGTTATGACGGAACTCGAAAGCTCCGGGCGTGTCCTTGGCTTTTTGACTCGTCTTTTGGAGAACACCAGCGAGTACAAGGCTCGTTTGACGATCAAGCAGAAAGAGGCCGAACAGGAACTCGAAAAGAAGCGCCGTCCGACTGCTATCAAAACGAGTGCACAGAGAAAAGCGGAAGCTCAAAAGCGGCGCGACGCCAATGCCGCCAAGCGTGCGCTGCAGCGGAAAGAAAAGGCCAAGGCAGTGAAGAAGTCTGAACCGGGCGGAAGCGAGCGGCGTTTGAAACAGAGTCGGAAAGAGCTTCAGGCTCTGATGAAGAGATACAACCTGACGCCAGAACAGATCATCGAACTGCTCGGCAACTCTTAAAAGGAACGAAAATGCTTGAAAAGGTTGCAGAACAAATCAACGTGATGACCAAAAATGTGGTTATCCGTCATCCGAACACGATGAATTGTCTGGTCTACGGGCAGAAGATTCTGCGAAAAGACCCCGAGCAGTATTCGGGCATTCCGACTCTCGGCGGGCTGGGCGTGATGGATGAAGATGACGAAGTCGATTACGAATACGTCTACAAAGGTGACGGGTACGCCTTGCCGGTCGATCAGTTCTCACCCGCGCCCATGATGGACCACAATGACGCAAACATAGGTCCAGAAGACGAGTTCAGGTTCCTGATTGTTCCGAGAGCCAACAGCGGTGAGGAAGACTTCTTTGAGCTTTCCACGCACGATCTGGTCATGTTGCTTTTGGGAATGCCGGAAGATGTGGATACCTGCCCGAAGCTTGCATTCGAGGTCGTCGGACGAGAGACCACTACGAATGTCCCGCCGTTCAACATTCGCTATGTGTGCAACCGACGAGATGACCTGCACGTCAAGATGGGAGGAGAGCTTTTGCATCCCTAATGGGGCGTTTTCTTTTCTTGTTGCGCTACAATGTGAACAAGGAAAAACGAAAACCTCGGGGGATGAGGGCTGCAATGATACAGGGCTGAGAAATACCCCGACACGTGGTACCGACCGAGGTCGTAGGACGCCAACTCAAAAACTGGACCGCTCAGGGATAAGGTGAGAGTTGGCGTTTTCTTATTCTTTGTTGCTTGGTTCAATGAGTTTTATTACGACGTCACCAGCTAGGTCTACGTTTTCATTGAATCTCTTCATGCCGCTTTCGAAGCCTTTCGCTCCTTTAACTGTCGCATAGTAGGCGCGGTTCTGTGACTTGTTGTGCTGAAACTCTAGCTCAATCAAAAGCTCAAAAGTCGTTCCGTCAGAGTCCTCACCATAGTCTTTCACATAAATCCACTCGCTATTGGGGTGGGCAATTTCTCCTTTTTTGTTTTTATGGTTGGGGTCGGAGTTAAAGAATTTTGTCTTGATTCCTTCCTCAAGGATTTCTGTGAGGTTCCCGAGAGCAATCACAATTTCTCTGGCGGCTTTTTTAGCACCTTGCAGATTTCCCTGGTAAACATTCAAAGCAGAGGAAATTTCTTTCCTAAATTTGGAGGTAACGTCAACACGATACGTTTTTCCTCCATAGCGGACTTGATAAGCTCTGCCTTGTAGACTTCTTGCGCAGTTTTGCAGGATTGAGGCAAATTTGCCTTTTTCACCTTCTTGGATTTGGTCTATCTGGGAGAGAAAATGTTGGATTTCAGGTGTTGGAACGGCACTGTCTAGCGTATATGAATAAGAATCTCTCCAAAAAGATTCACCATACAGATACGACCTCAGTACTTTCTCGAATTCTGTACTTGCCATGATTGGCACTCCATGAAAGATGAATGTGCCTAGTGTCACAGACAGTGGCAGGGGTTCCTTTTGGTTTTTTCCGAGAAAGAAGGGGTTCAAACTCGGAAAATTCAACGGAAAGGCACTTTGGACACCTTTGAAAATTGGAATGTCGGCTGACAAGGCCGTGATTTCCGTTCATTTTTTCAAAGGATGTCTTTCATGCATCAGGATGTTTTCAAGCGTTCCACGGCTGAGGTAGGCGCTTATGTCAATGCCTTGCGCGAGAATTCCAAGCGCGACGGCGTTTTCGACTCCGCAGCCGCACAGGACTTTGTTTCCAGCTCCATTAACCAGCAGTCTGAAGTGAAGGTTCCCGAAAACCTTCAGGTCGTTTTTGATGAAGCTGCTAATGACGTGGCTAAGGCTCGTATTGTTCGAGCTTTCATGGACAGCTGCGATGCGTACGAAAAGGCCAACGGCTGCTCTATCCCTGCCGACCTTCTCGAACAGGCCGTTCACAATGCCTATGCAACGACTTCGGTAGCAAAGAACCTGTATTCGTTGGATAGCGCTGACAACCTGCATCACGATCAGCTGTCTTTGCAGCCGAACCGCGCGGTTGTTTCCATCATCTCCACGATTATGGAAGCCTGCCCGTTTGCTCTGTATCTGCCCGCTGACATCGGTTCCAACGAAGCGCGTCTAGCCATCGTGAGCCATCAGGCCGGCGACAAGTTCGGCGGCTACTTGGCCAATGAACAGATTGACGGCATCAATTCCGGCGAACCCTACATGCTTTCGAGCCGTGTCAACACCTCCAATCCGGACGGCTCCGGCAAGGTGTCCGGCAAGATTACTGCTGTGCAGACCGACCCTGATCATTGCGATGCCGAGGCAGGCGACCTGAAGATTCTGCGCGGTCGCACGATCGTCTACATCAATGGTATGCCAGTGGCCGGAGAAGGCGCATCCATTGCAGGTTCCGGCAACTCCGCCATCACCGGCACGATCACGATTGGCGAAACGACTTACACGATCGGCGGCAACATCAACACCGATACGGGTGTCTACGAACTCACGACTACACCGGCTCTGCCGCAGACTGTTCCTGTGGTGGTTGAAGGCTTTATCGACTTTGAAGGTCAGGAAGGTCTTACGCCGTCGATTTTGTCTAAGGTTGACACCTTCTCGCTGTACGCTAAGTCTGCTCGTGCGAAGACCCGTCTTTCCATGGACGCTCGCACGCAGATGGCAAATGAACTCGGTCTTGACCCGCTTTCCGAATCCACGATTGCGATCAATACCCAGTACAACAACGAACGTTACTACGACGCTCTGCGCAAGGGTATGCGCCTGGCACAGCTCAACACCGAAACGTTCGATTATTCCAAGGCAATCACGCATCAGGACAGCTCCCGCCAGATGGCTTGGCAGGACTTTGCCTATCAGCTCAACGTCGTCTCCCAGCGTATGGCTGAAGAAACCATCGATCACGGCGTGACGCACATCTACGTCGGCAAGCGCGTGGCTTCCCAGCTCAAGGGTATGCCCAACACGATCTTTACGCCGTCTGGCATCACCGACCGTCCCGGCATCTACCGCGTGGGTCGCCTCTTCAACAGCGTTGAGGTCTACTACACGCCGAAGGTTGTCACCGAAACAGCCGACAGCGCTCAGATTTTGTGCGTTGGCCGCGCCACGAATGTGGCTCGCAACCCGATTGTGATGGGTGACGCTGTGCCGCCCACGATGGTCCCGTTGGCAGTTAATGCCGACCTGCGCCAGGGCGTGGGTTACTACTCGCGCAATTTCCTGGCCGTGAATCCGCACATGCCGTCCGCCCGCGGTTTCGGCTTGATCGAAGTCACGAACATGAACTCCTAACCCGTAAAGGAGGGCTGATATGGCAAACGTAACGATCACCATCGGCTCTCCTTCCCTTACGGGGAAGGACGGCGTTGAACTTGTTCAAGAGGCTTTCTCTGCTTCGTCTTTCCCGCTTTCCGCGACCATTGCAAATTTTCTGCCGCGTCCTGACGAATACGCTCAGGCAGGCGGTTTTGCCGTGGGCCATGTTGCCGATTTGAAAAACAGTACCGCAACAGTCAGTTTCGAGAGCTTGGATGACCTCAAGGACTTTGCTTCCGAGGTTGCCCAAATCTCCGAGCTGAACGGTTTCGAAAAGGCTGTGACTGTTACTGCCGAAGGCACTGAACCCGCCGGAGAAGAAGAAAGCGAAGAAAGCGACGATGAAGAGGGCGCTGAACCTGCCGTTACCACGGAGCCTGAAAGCGCACAGGGTAAAGGAGAACCCGAGAGCGAACCGGTAGCAGAGCAGTCTGAAGCGGCTCCTGCGGCTCAGGATCAGGCTCAGACCGTTTCCGCGGCCAAGGCGCGCGCTAAGAAGGTTGCTGCTGCGGCTTAAGGGAGCGAATCTATGGCAACTTCAGAGTACCAAAAGAAGGATTGGGCCACCGGCGAGACGATCACCGAAGATGCGCTTGACAACATGGAAGGCGGTATCTCAGCAGCGGTGGAGGGCGTTCGAAAGCTCGAAGAGCAGGTCTCCGAAGGACGCCTTCTTGTGTCGATCAAGGCCGATATGTCTGAAGATGGTTCGGCGGTAGTCATCACTGAACCCAGTTTGCTTGAAGCCAAGATCGAAGAGGCGCGCGCGAAATGCAATCAGCAAGGTTTCGTTCAGGGAGCTTCCTATCGGCTCTCTTCCGAAACATTCAGTGCGTCCAAGTCGGATTGCTCCGTAGAAGTTGTTTCGCCTGGCAATGATGTTTTGCCTGTCATCGTTGGTGATTTGATTGAAGATGCCACGGGCGCTGTGTGGCAGGTCGCCGCCGTAGCAGACGGCACATTCACGGTTGGCGCAGCGCCCGTCAGACTTCGCCGACTGGATAACTAGGGGATTTAAATGGCAATTGCTTTCACTCGACAGCTTGGCGCTGAGTCCGGCGTGCAGCTCAATCCCTTGCGAGACAGCTCGGAGATTCCGTCTTCGAGCAATGCCGACCAGATTTTCGGCATTGTCATGCGAGCGACACGAGGGCGCATTGATAAGCCTTTCGTGGTGGATTCTGGCACGGTCTACACCAAGCTCGGCTATGGCGAGCCTATGCGCGTCAACGCCCTCAATGAGGCATGGGTTCACGTTGTTGAAGCTCTGTCCAACGGTGCCTATCAGGCTGTTGTTCAGCGCTTGAGCACTTCTGAGTCCAAGGTTAAATGGGCCGTCATCAAGAAGATCGGCGCCGAGGCCGTTGTTGGCTTGGCAAAGGTTGGCGAGTCGACTGTCGGCGAATCAAAGACAGTACAGACCCGCTCCGGAGAGATCACTTTCGAGTTCTCGACGACAACTGACGATACGGCACCCGAATCGTGCTTTATCGCCGTCAAGCACCTTGAGTGCTTCAACGATGGCATTAAGGTCAGACTCCATGCCGACGAAGTTCGCGAGGGCGGCGAAGAGGTGGCCTCCAGCGAAGTCACTTTGCAGATCTTGGACCCGCAGACTGAAGAAGCAATCTACGAGTTCACCGGTTCGCTTCTGCCTGATGCGCGTGACGATTACGGCAACTCCTACTACCTGCCCGACGTCGTTTCTTCCCAAACCGACGCCGTGGAAGTCATGGTGGGTGTTACCGGCGAGGAAGCCGTGGTTGAACCCGGCACCGCCGCCTATGGGTACGCGGACAATGGGACGACGGCTTGGGCTGAGTCTGACGTTTTGGTTTGCTTTACCGAAGGCACCACGACGTTCGACACTCAGGCCTATACCAAGGCTTGCAATAAGCTCAAGAACACGCAGTACGACTTTATGTACCTATCCTCCGGCGGTACGCAGGCCAAGCCTTTGCTTCAGCAGCTTGCTCTGTTGGCCTATGACACCAACAAGCAGCTCCGCTTTGACGTGCCGGGAAACCTCACGGTGGAGGCGGCCATTGCTTGGGTCGAAGACCTCAATTTCGGCGCCAACAAGGCGGCGCACCTGTTGCAGGCTTTCTGGACGCCGCTCAAGACTGACGACCCCACTGGCGTCAATCCGAAGTCCTATATCGGTACTGCCACACTCAACATTGCGCTTGCTTGCGGTCGCAATGCCGTGAAGAACGCCAAGGGCTTTGCTGCCAAGAACTACCCGATTGCGGGCCGTGAATGGCAGGTGAACCGTACCGGCATTGTGCAGACATGGGAAACCGAGAACAAGCAGAAAGAATTGAACATGCTTGCGAAGGCCAAGATCAACCCCGTGATTTACGAAACGTACACGGGTGGCGGTCGATATGTGTTCTTCGACTCGATTACGTGCGCCAAGGTCGAGCAGTCTCAGCGCAAGCTGATTGCTGTGGCCGATATGTCTACTGACATTGATGACCGCGTGACCCGCACCGGTAAGGACTATCTCCAATTGCCGATGGATATCTGCATCAAGCGCACGGCGGACTATCTTGGCGACATGTTCGCTGGTGCCCAGGCAAGCGGTTGGCTGGTTGCCTCCAATGACCCGGCAATGGGCGGTGCTGCGTACCGCTTCGAAGTTGCGGCAAATCAGGCGCGCCCCTATGACGCCATGGATGTCCGCTACTGGACGCGATACACCGGTACGAACCGACAGATTTTTGTCACCCAGACTTTGACTCGATAAGGACAGCTCAAATGACTCTTTTTGACAATCTCATGCGCGATGCGATGCAGGCCCAGCCCATCGTGAAGAAGACCAAGAGCGCCACGATGGACTCTTGCGATACGGGCGAAAAGAAGAAAGTTTCGATGGATGATGCCGGCGGAGATTACGCCGTCAAGAACATCAAGTTGCAAGCCGTTTCCACGCTTCAGCAGTGGGCAGAAACGGAGGCCGATGATCTTGATGAAGGCGAAACCCTTGCCGATCGCCTCATTGCCATGTTCGTCGGCATTGCAGATGCCAATAAGGATGGCGAAATCACCGAAGACGAACAGGGCGTCATTGAAGTGGCCATGAATGCCGCTTGGGACTACCTGACCTCCAAGGGTGTCTCCGACGAAGATTGCGAAGCGCTGTTCAACGACGCCGACAAGGATGCCGCCGAACGCGTGCGCGATCTGCTCGCTGAAGAACTTCCCGAAGGTGACGAAGCAGACGAAGACATCGACAACTTTGTCTTCTCCGAAGAAGACCAGGAGCCTCTGCTTGACTGCGTTTCCAATGCCGTTCTGGATGCCGTCTACAAGAAGACGTTTGCCATTCGCAAGGGCAAGAAGGTTCGTATCAACAAGCGCGTTTCCGGCAAGGTGCGTCTGTCTGCCAAGCAGAAGGTCGCCATCCGCAAGGCCCAGATGAAGTCTCATAGCGCCGCAGCTCAGATGCGCCGCATGAAGTCCATGCGCATTCGCCGCAAGTCGGGCCTGAAGTAAACCTTTCGATTCTCTCCCGAAGGTGGCGCTGAGAGGGTTTTGGCAAAGACTCTTTCAGCGCCTTTTTTGCAAAGACTATGAGCACAAGCACAGCAAACGCATCGGCAAACACCTATACAGGGCTTTGGGATGGTCTGAATGAGCACCTTATTGCCTCCTTTTTTGAGGTTGAAAAAACGGGAAACGATACCTGGCAGCGAAAAACAGATTCACCTACGGTCAAGGCTCCTTTGGTGGATGCAAACCTTGAGGTTGATTTGCAGTGGCAGTCGCCTTTTGAGCAGGCGTCGCCGGAAACGAAGGCTCCCGCACTGTTTGCTCTGCTCCAGTCCGGCTCTTTACAACCAGTGGTGGACGCGGTTGTGGGCGGAGTCACTTCAACAAAGGGGGCCGCAGAGTTCTTGAGCCGATTTGAAGGCCGAACCGGCATCACCAAGCTCAATTCGACACAGATTTTCAACGGTATGCCGCCGATGAAGATCACGGCAACCGTGCTTTTGAGAGCCTGGCGAGACGCGGACACCGAAGTCGAAGAACTCATGGATCAGCTCATGGAGTGGGCGTTGCCGGTGGAGTTGTCAAGAGACGCATCGATTCTGGCCAGGGCTGCCGAGACGGTGAGAGGCGACATGGAATACATCGAAGCGATGATGCCGTCTAAATCTCCGGTCAAGATCGGTCTGACATACAAAGGCAGAACCTTTCAGCCTCTGGTAATCGAGTCCATTGGAATGCCGTTGAGCTCCCCCATCAATTCGGACGGCAAGTTTGTTCATTTGCAGGTGCCGATCACGCTGTGTTCGCTCACGGCCATTGATCGGCAGGACTGGGTGAATGTGACGCGTGGCTCGGCCAATGCCGGTCTTGTTAGCGTGTAAGGAGAAAAAATGATCTACTTTCCCGTTCTTAGAACGCGCCGTTTTTCGGTGCAGCTCAAAGAACTGACAATCGGGCAGAGCATTGCTCTGGCCAAACTTCCGGTCCATCTTGAGCAGGCGGAGATAACAACGTTTCTGAAGTTTGCCATCGACAGCGTTGAGGGTACATCCGAAGACCCGTCCGAGTGGACCGTGCAAGAAAGAACCCTTGCACTTTGCCACTATCTGGCTGCGACAAACTCCGAAAATCCCGATTTTGAGGTCGGGGCAGGTCGCTATTCGGACTACTTTGACGGTTCCGCCGACGGTAATGATGCGCGACCCGTGCCGTTGGGCGAAGTGGGCGGAGACGAGTGGCACTTGTTTGACCTCACTGGCAGAGACGCCGAAGTCATCGAGTCGCTACAGGGTGAACTCAAGGACGGCATGGGTGAGGCATTTGAAGGCAGAGCCTTGTGGCTGTTGGGAGCTATGGCGGCACAGATGCGCCGCAAGGATGAGGGCAAAAAGGACGAGTTGCCTTCCGGCGAGTACGAACAATTTGTGTTCGAGCGCATGAAGGTTTTTGCCGCTTTCCCGGAAAGCGACTTCTCCGAGTTGCTGGCGATGTTTTTGCAGAAACGCCGGTCTCTGATGCACTTCTTCGATATTGATTTCTCGGATACGGGAATTGTGTGTCTGCCGAAGGAGGCGGCGGCGGAAAAGAATCTGCCGCCGGCCCGATTTCCGGTCAGTACCTGCCTCAATGCGGGAACGCTTGGCCTACTCGGAAAGCCTGTTTGAAGTTGCTTCAATGATGACGCTCTACACATCGACCTCTTTGCAAAGCGCCTTGATGATGCCAAGAAGCGATCTTGAGGCATTTTTTGAGGGTAAGCCCTTTGAGAATTGGAAAAAGCAGAAGGAGATCGAGGCGAAGAACTTTGTCGGCGTTTGTGACCGTCTCAATGAAATCATCCGCGGTTGTAACGCTATCTGCAAGACCATTGCGAGAGCTCGGTAAATGTTCGGAAAAAACAGGACGGACGATTGAGCCTGAGCCGCCACAATCTGCCTTATAGCTTGGTTTTATTTGGTTTGAGGAACCAACAAAAATGACTGTTTCTAATGCTTCTTATCTCAAGACCTTCTATGACAAGACCGTCGCGCACGGTGCCAAGGTCATTTCGAGCGATTTCACGCTTGAGATTGAAGGCTTCGAGGATTACTGGCTGCTTTGCAAGCAGGCTCCGTGGCCCGAACTGTCTTCTCAGGGCGAAATTGAAATCCCGACTCCGTTGGGCAGCATGATGTACCAGCCGCAGCAGATTCGCACGGCGCAGCAGGGGCAGATCAGCTTCTACGAAACGGTTGTCGGTGACATTGACAACCTCATGCTTGAACTCATTGCACAGAGCGGCGCATACTCCGGAGCTCGCGGTACGTTCAACTGCAAGATTTACGAGGGCACGCCTGAGAAGTATCTGCGCTACAAGCGCCTGGTTGATTGCTTTGTTCAGCTCGACACCGTGGATCGCGATTGGGAAAACCGCACCCAGCCTCTGATGGTTCAGGGCACGATGTTCTTCCACTATTTCGGCGAGACGGTTGAAGGTAACAGCTCCGACTACAACTAATCGGAGGTCATAGATGCCCCGCAGCATCAATGAATTGGCCGCTGATTTGTGTCAAACGGAGCGGCCGGTGGGTGTCATCCTCTCGGACGTGTCAGTGAAGGGATTGTTGATTGCGGCCGTGCGCTTCTATGCGGGTTACGCAAACTTAACGGAGTCCGGAGAAGAGCGCACGGAGGTTGAAGACATCAACGAGGAAACGACTCTGACCCTGAGTGAGTGGAGCATCATCCGACCGCTGTATCTGCTTTACGTGGAACGCGAAACGGCGCTTCAGCTTGAGGCGACTCGCGTAATGGGCGCAGACCCGTTTGGGAGAAGCTCCAGCGAAATCGCCGCCGAGATTCAGCAGGTCGAAGGCGAGATGGCCAACAAGGCCTACGTCGAGCCATATCTGACGGTGTGACAAAGTGATTCTATTTCTCTCCAATGGGCGGCAGATCAGAGGCGACCTGATTGACCAGGCTATCTTGCGCTCTGACCTGTCGCCCATTCCCGTCACGCTGGAGGCGGATATTCGAGCAGGCGATGATGATTTTGAAGCACGTCTGCAAGAGGGGCAGTTGCTAAAGACTGTTTCTGGTGATGAGTTCTACATCATCAAGTCCGAAAGAACATCCTCCCGTGCGTCTTTGGGAGACAAGGAACTTGCAGGGTTTCGCATCACGGCCCTTCTGAATTGTTGCTTGTCTGTGGCATACGTGCGCAGTCGAGCCATCATCAAAGAAAACGCAACCTTGTCGGCCATCTACCGAGCGGCAGGGGCCAGTGTCCCGTCCATTCAGTCGGATTTCCCCGTCCCTCGGTTTTACTGCCCGATCGGGCAGACGCCGACCTTTCACATTGCCCGCGTTTTGCAAGAGGAAGGGGGTGTTGTGCGGTGGAAAAACTCCAAATTGCAGTTCATCCGCTTGCAAGGCATTTTGGACGGCAAAGTTGTTCGAACATTGCCGGAAACGGCGGCTTTAGACGTGAACACGGGATTTCTGGAACGCCATGAGGTGCCCTGGTTCTTCTCGTTGGACGAGGCTGGAGGGTTCGTGTTCGGAAATCGAGACAAACCGCGATCGGTGCAGTTTTCGCCATTCAAAAACGTGCAGCGACTGCGCAATCTGACTCGCTGCCTGATTCACCGAAAGACCGCGAAGATTCTCTACGACATCAATATTTGTGCCGGTGATGTCATTGCTTTTACCGGAGGGACAAAGTACGCCGTGATAACTGCCGCGCACGTCTTTAAGTCCGGATCTACCGATGGAGGGGCTACGGAGGCCTTCACGCGTCTTTGGCTGGGGGAGGTTGAACAATGACGGTTCAGTACGGGCTTTTGCCGGGGCGCTACCCGGCCATTGTTCGTTCCTACGACAAGGCGCGACGCACTTGCCGCGTGGAAATACCCGGTTTGACGGATGGTGCAGATGTGATGCCGGAAGCGGAAATCGAGTACGCAATCGGAGATAAGTCTGCTCACAGTTCTTACCCGACTGAGATAGAAATTCTGCCGGGAGACGCTGTTTGGATTGCTTTTATCGGCGGAGATCCGCGCTATCCGATTGTTACAGGCTATCGAAACCCTCAATCAGGAAATACATCGGATTGGCGTCGCATTCACCACGCCAACATCGAGCTGCTGGCAGACGGGACGATGCGCCTGAAGGTCGGAAGTTCTGAAATTGTCCTGACGCCTGACTCGATCAAGATGACGGCAGGCCGAATCGACCTCAACTAAGAGGGAAAGAAATGGCGGTGACCTGGTCTCCCGATCCATCGATTGTGCCGTGGTTTTCCATCTATGCGCACGAATCTTGGACGCAAACCATTACGGCCACTGTTGCCCCGCCGGAAGGAGGTGGTGAAGGCGGCGGTGGAAGTGACGGAGGAGGCAGTACAACGCCGCCCGCCACGATCACAGGGTTTGAGGCAAGCGTAACGCCGAACACGCTCACGAATCTACAGGTACAGACAAGCGCCTCGGGCGTCACGTTGTCGGCTCCCGAAGGGCTGTCCGAAGCCTTCCCGCTTGTCGATCTTGAGTACCAGATTAATCGAGTCGAGTACCACATCACGAAGTGGGAAGACCTTCCGGAAGAAGCCGACGAAATGATCAATTACCAGCCAGACCCATCAAACCAGAAAGACTGGAGCGTTACGGTCACGGCTTTTTTGTCGGACGGGACTTCTGAAACGGCGGTTTTTACGCTCCGACTTTTGCAGAACTACGACCCTGGTAAGGTCGCTTTGAAGGAGGCTGTTGATGCCCGCCGTATCTCGTAAAGGAGACCCATGCACCGGGCATGGGAACTATCCGCCTAGATCCAACGATCAAGGCTCGGACAACGTCTTTGTCAATGGTATCGGGGCACATCGGCAAGGCGACCATTGGCCGGCGCACTGCTCAGGCGACTCGTGCCACGAATCTACGACTTCGGCAGGGTCCTCTACGGTCTATGTAAACGGCAAGCAGCTTGTTCGCATTGGCGACCCGTTAGCGTGCGGGAGTGTTGTAGCAAAGGGATCGAAGAATGTTTTTGCGGGAGGATAGATTTTGGATACATAAAGAGAAAACGCCACTCCTCACCGTTTCCACGAGTGGTCTCAGGTCTTGGAATGGCGCCCTACGGCTTGAATGTCAGTACCCCTAAAACGGAACTCGGCCTTAGGCCGGGATACACCCATCAAGCTTTCGTTTTCTGTACTTGGAGAGTAGCAAAAACATCCGTAGGTGACAGTTTCGGAAAAAAAGACGAGTGGAAGACTGACGGCACCGCAAAATGTGAAGAAATCGTTCACCTTTAAGGACTGTCAATGGATGCACTACAAAGAGCGGGTTTGCTCAGGGAGCTACTCGCGGCAAAAGACCAACTGAAGGCCGCGGTTGGTCTGGCAAAAGCAAAAGCGGTGGCGACGATCTTGGATTTGCGAAAGCGCTTGCAGATGCCAACGACGGACAAGGGCAAGGAAACGCCTATCGAAGAAGTTTTGAAGATGTCTTTTGTGCCTCTGGAGCTTAAAGATGTTTTGGAGAACCAAAATGCGAAGTACATTCAGGGGCAATCAAAAGTCAATTGGCGCGATATTAAAGATCTGGATGATGAGCTCAACTTTCCCTATTTGTCCGGCAACACGCGTCTCGATGTAGAAAAATACGCAAAGTACGTCCGAACGGCGAAGAAGATTTGCAAGGCATACGACATCACGATTCCTGCGGCAGAGAAGAAGGTGATGGACCGAATCCTGAAAGAGGATAGGGTCTATGCCAAGCTTCGCAAGCAGGAATCTGAGGAATCAGACGCCAAGTATCAGATTCAGTACCAAGGCGACATTGCCTGGAGAAACGAGCGCATTTACGATAACTTGGATCGAACTGGCGTGATTCTTGAGAGCCTCGGCCGCGGTTATACGCCGCATGGAGAGATGTTGCCGAGTTCGGTCAACGGTGCCAAAAGAGGCAAGCCGATGGACCATGAAAGCGCAAACGGAAGACGCGCTAATCCGTTCTACGACCCGCTTTCGAAGGACGAAAGCTACTCCAGAAACTGTCAGACTTGTGTCGTGGCCTACGAAATGCGACGTCGAGGATACGATGTGATGGCCGGTCCAAAGATAGACCACCGTTCAAACGCGAGCTGCACGGTCTCCTACCTGTTCACCTTGCCGTGGATTGACCCGAAGACAGGGGCGTACCCCATCGAGCAGGTTAATGTGAAGGTCCGAAACGTGAAGAGTGCCATCAAGTGGTTCGAAGAGACCGTGAAGGCCGGCGAGCGATACATTCTCAAGGTTGTCTGGAAGTCAAAGAAATTCGGCCACGTTATGATTTTGAATCGTGACGATGAAGGCAAGTTGTTTATCTACGATCCACAGACTGGATGGAAGTACGAAAAGCCCGAAGAGATCCAATACGTGCTCAAGAAAATCAAGTTCTTCTACGAACCGTTCAATTTCTCGCCGGCTCTTCTCCGTTGCGATAATCTCGAACTTAATATGCCGGTTGTCCGAAAGATCATAAGGAAGAGAGATGGTACAGAACCGAATTAAAGAGCTTTGCGCGGAAAGAGGCTACAACTCTTTCAACTACCTTGGTCAGTGGAACGGGTTCGATGTGTACGAGCCGGACACGGATTCCGATGAGGGAGCCGGAGCAATCCCAAGTACCGGTTTGCCGTTCTTTTTCTTGGCGCAGGGAGAGGAAGTTCGGGTAACAGCTCCGAACGAAGCGTTCGAAATCCTCGATGCGCTCTATCCGGACGAAGAGGAACCTGAAGAAGAGGATTTAGAAGACGAAGATGAATCCGATGTAGACGGATAAATTGAACGATTTTCGAGATAAGAGCCCTGCTTTGCGCGGGGCTTTTTTATGCCCGTGGAATCGGAAAATCGGCACCGGACGGCTCACTTGCGGGCTTCAAAATGTAAACACTATCAACACGCATAGTGAGCTCATAAATGCAGAACCTCCTTTTTTCATTTGAAGATTTGTCGGACAAGGACAAAGCCTTGCGACAAATTCAGCGCACGTTTACGCGCATGGGCGCGAATGTGGTGCAGACGGACATTCCGAGCGGCACGAAGCGCCGCGCAGGCATTTCCTATAAAGAGGTCACGTTGACCTTTGCCGATGGTCAGACTGTGACTTTTTGCGTCAAGAAGACTGGCGACATCTTTCAGGTGAAGCTCAACAACAAGGCTTTGCCGATTCGCAATCAGGAAGATCAGAAAAAGGCGTTGCAGGAAATAGTGGACGCGATGGACAAGGGGCGTACGACGTTTCAGAAGCGTCAGGCGATGATCAAGGTCCAGCCGCCCAAGACTGTCCGAACGGCAGCGCCGAAGATGCAGGAAGTGCTATCCAACCGCAAGGCCGAATTGCAGGCCGCCATTGAAGAGGCCAAGACTGAACTGGCTTCGATTCGACAGCAGATTGTCGATGTAGACGGCGAAATCAACAAGTATCAGACCGATACCGTGGTCTAAATAGGGGCAATCACATGAAGCGAATCTATTGGGACAAGGAAGCCCAGCCCATTGGCGTGAATCTCACGCAGGCTCTCTACGAGATGCGTCTCGAAGACGGCGATAACCAGTTGTTGCTCGATAGCGTTACGGTGGATGAAATCATGCAGGATGCCGAAGAGACGGTGAGCATGGATGCCCTGGTGACGCCTTACTCGAAGCTTGAACGCCGAATGACTGTCATGCAGGCCGTCATGAATCGTACGGGCACTGACGTAAAGGTGCTTGCAATGCAGGTTACGCAACCCTTCAAAAATCGAGGCGTGACGAACGTTGCCGCTGTATTTGAGCTCTCCGACGGTCAGACGATCTCGGTTTATTTCCACAATCCGGATACGACACCAAACCGTCTGGCACCTACTGACGAGATGATCTCGTGGAAGTGGTTGCTCAACAAGAAGGACGTGACGATTGCGGTCGCTCCGGAGCAGGGCAAGGACCTGAATATCCACGAAGTGGCGCGCCGATTGATGCGCCTAGCCGATCGAAACTCCGCCGCATTTGCCCGCGCAAACAAGCGCCGTGCCGAGCGCCTTCAGGCCATTCAGGCGGCCAAGAATGAGGTTTCTCAGCTCGAAGAAGAACTAGCAGGTCTTCAGAAGGACATTGAAGCAGCTCGAATCGAACTCGAAGACAAACAGAGCAAGCGAGACATTGAAAAGAGTGCCTACGAAACCCGAAAAGCCGAGCGTGAACGTATGGAAGCCGAACGAAAGGCCAAGGAAGAGGCCGAACGACTTGCCGCAGAAGAGCGCGCTCGTCAAGAGGAAGAACAACGCAAGGCAGCCGAAGAGCAAGCCAAGCGCGAGCAGGAAGAAGAGCTTGAACGGCAGCGCAACGCTGAACCTCAGAAGCCTGAAGACCAAACCGTTCCCAACGACCTCGATCTCGCAACCGACATGAAGGTTGTGCAGTCGATCATCGACAAGACTCACCCGAAGATCAGTTCGCCGGATTTGTTTGCCGACATTGAGGCTCTCTGGAACCGATACGAAGGCAAAAACGACTCGATGATTGATTTGCTCAACAAGGCTATCGAAGCCTGGAGCGAAGTTGCCAATGATCTCACCAAGAACGTTGCTTGACGAGGATTGATCAACTATGACAGATGCACTGAAGGGCATTGCCCGTGCGCGTACGCTTGCGCAGCTACTGCAGGCAAAAGCGCAATCTCTTACGGCAAAAGGACTTGAAAAGGCCAAGTTGGTGAAGTCCATTCTGGACTTGCGCAATATGTTGGGATTCGGCAAGGAAGACCTTTACGTCACGGTTCCGGTTGACCCGAGAGAACCTGCTGAAGGTGACGCCCGTATCTCGACGGCTGAGTATTTCAGCGTGCGCGTCAAGGGCTCTACGAGCCGCCAGAAGCTCAATGACGAGGCCGTTGCAGTTCTCAAGCGTCTTGAAGCAAATCCTGAAGCGACGATCAGCGAGGCAGATAAGTTTATTTTGGCCAAGTACACGGGTAACGGCGGAGGCCTGATTGGAGCCGACGGTCTCAAGGGCAGCGCCTACGAGTATTACACGCCAAAGCCCATTGCCGAGGGCATCTGGGAAATTCTTCAGGACAACGGATTTGCCGGTGGCAAGGTGCTAGACCCGTCTGCCGGTACCGGTATCTTTGGCGCAACGGCTCCGCTCAATGCCGCGGTTGACTCCGTTGAATTGAGCGAGGTCAGCGGCCGAATCAATCAAATCATCAACGGCGGTACTGGGTACACAGTCACTATCAGTCCGTTTGAAAGAGTTGCGGCCGCTACGCCGGACCGCACCTATGATGCTGTTGTTACGAATGTGCCGTTCGGTGAAAAGGCCGACCGCGGTACAAACTACCTGTTGGACGAGAAGTATCAGGATGAACCGCTGGAGAACTACTTCATCTTGCGCTCCCTTGAAAAGCTCCGTCCGAACGGTATGGCGGCTTTCATTGTCCCGACTCGTTGCATTTCAGGCAAGGACGGCAAACAGGTCAGTTTGCGAGAACGCGCTAGCCTGATGGCCGAGTTTGTCGGCGGCTATCGGCTGCCAACGGGAACTTTCAGCAGCGCCGATACGGACACCGTGACCGACGTGATGTTCTTCCGCAAGTTCAGCGACGAGGTTGCCGAAAAGATCGAAGAGTTGCGCGCTCAAAACCCTGCCGTATTGACTGAAGCCAAGGTTTTGTGGGAAGACTTCATCGAGGGCAACTACTTCAAGACCGCTGAAGGCCATCCATATGTTCTAGGCGAATTTGTGGCCAGCGACCCGAACAAGTTCCGCGATGTCGACAAGGTGCTCAACAACGCCAGCATCAACGAACTTAAGGACATCATGCGCGAAAAGAAGCTCCCGCGCAGTCGAATCGGTTGGGAATTGCTCAATGCGACCGAGACCGAGCCGATCGTCTACAACGAAGGAGATCACATCACGCAGGCCGGTGTTACGCTCGAAATGCGAGACGGCGTGTGGGTTGCTTTGCCTAAGACCGAAAGTGACACGGGCGTTGCTCAGGTGCTTGCCAAATGTGCAAACCCGTACAAGGCTTTCGAATCGAAGGTGTCTTTAGATCAAGCCATGGGGCTGATCGAGAAGATGGAAGCTACGTCGCAGTCTCTTGACATTCCGGTGTGGCTTGCCGGCGTCAAGCGCGGTCTGGCTGACTTTGGAGAAAACGACCGTAAGAAGCACTGGAAGAAGGTGCTGGTCGCATTATCAGTTGAACAGGTTCTCGAAGAGCGCAGTGACGAAAGCGATGTCAATTTCTCCGAAGAGTACAAGGTGCTCACGGAGGCTATGCGCACGGCCAACATCACGCAGGCCGATGTGAGCAAGGTTAAGGGCAACATTTCCAATGCTTACCGCCTTGCTCGTATTCACTACACGAAAAAGAACGGATACAGCGACCGTTGGTTGGGCAAGATCAAAGAGACGGTATCCCAGTCCGACGAAATCGTTCAGGCAGCCGGTACTCCCGAATCGATCTTCGCCAACAAGTGCTACACGAGCAAAACTCCCTGGCAGACGATCGAAACTGCAAAGGAAGTGTTCGGAGAATCGTTTGACCCGCTCTCCGATGACGCCTGGTGCATTTCCGGTGACGGAAAGACCGTTTGCCGTGTGGATGACTACTTTGTTGGAAATTACGGTCAGTTCCTGTCTCGCATTGATGCGGAAATTGAGGCCGCAGGCGATGAAAAGATCAAAGCCAAACTGCTCCGTCAGCGCATTCTAGCTGCCGATCGCGTTCAGAAGGTTGATACGTCGCGCCTTTCCTTCAACCTGCACTCGCCTTATGTAACGGCGCAGGAAAAGGTGATGTTCCTGAAGGCGTTCGTGACCGATGCCGCAGTCGAAAGCACGGACGAAAACGGAAGAGCTCTGGCCGACATCCAAATTTCAAACCCGAAGACCGATAAGGAAAAACTCCTCAACCGCATGGGTGACTACCTGATGAAAGGGACTGTTACTCTGGGTGGTGTCAAGCTCGAAACCATGGAAGCTCGCGATGGACTGTTGGCACTCAGTGCGATGATTGCTAGCGCCAATGAGCAGTTCAATGCCTGGGTCAAGAGCAACAAGACCATTATGGCCCGCATGGAAAAGCGCGCTTCTGACCCTGAAAAGCTCCGTTTCTCCGCAGCCGAAGACGAGTCCGAACTGTCGATTCCCGGCATGAAGCCCGAAATCAAACTGCACGGCTATCAGTGCTCTTATGTACGAAAGATGGGGCGCGAATTCGGCGGCATCAACGGCTTCGGCGTAGGCCTCGGCAAGACCTTTACCGCCTTGGCCGCGGTGCAGCACGTGCAGGCGATCGGCGTCAAAAAGAAGACGCTGTTCGTGGTGCCCAATTCCGTGCTATCCAACTGGAAGAAAGAGGCTGGCCGCGCCTATGCGACCCTGGATGATTGCCTTTTCGTGGGGTTGCGAACTAACAAGGCGGGCAAGGCCGTTGTGAATTCGAGCGCATACGACGAAGACCTTCATGAGATCGTCAACAATCGTCATTCCAAGATTTTCATGACGATGGAGGCGTTTGAGCGCATCAAACTTCGAGATGAAACGATCGAAGACTACATGTCGTATCTGCGCACTGTGGACAACAGTATTGCCTTGTCGGAGAGCAAAAAGGATGATGAGCGAAAGAAGGGTAAGGCTGCTGGTTATGCAGAAATTCTGCGTAAAAAGACGGGGGCTGCGCCGTACCTTGAAGACCTCGGAATTGACAGCATCGTCATCGACGAGGCGCATATGTACAAGAACTCTGCACAAACTTATGAGTTCAAAGGCGCGCGATACCTCCCGGAGGCAACGGCCTCTCGACGCGGCATTGACGCACAGGCTAAGGCTTGGTATGTGCGCGGAGGCTCTACGCTAGGCGACGGCGTTCTGATGCTTACGGCCACACCGATTACCAATAGCCCGATTGAAATCTACTCGATGCTTTCGTTGGCAGTTGGTCAAGAGCGCGTCAACGATGCCTGCCTGGGCATTCACGGTGCCGATGACTTCATGAAGACCATGTGCATGACCACGACCGAAGAAACAACCCGTATTGACGGCTCGCCCGGCATGGGTTCTGTCTTTACCGGTCTCGACAACCTCGATGTTCTGCGCAAGTCTCTGGGAGACGTGGCGACGATTAAGTCAGCTGAAGACGTGGGCGCATCGGTGGTTATTCCTGATCGCGATGAAAAGGCAACCGTGGTGTCCATGACGACCGACATGAGCCTGCAGATGGAGCGCCTGAAGGAAGCCTATCGGTACGCTTCTGATCTGGCCAAGGAGCGTCAACCCGAGCCGGCTTATGCCGCATCTTATGAATCGGTTCAGGCTGAATTCGGTGAGCCCGTGGAAATCATTGCTCATCCGTTCAATCTGATCAAAAAGATGACGGCACTGATCGCTGATCCTGAATTGGTGACAGGCGAGAGCTTCTACCAGATTCAACCCGGCGAAGAAGAGCTGGCGGGCAAGGTAATTGATGAGTTCAACGCGAAGAAATTCAAGGAAGAGCGCAATTACATGGCTCCGGACAAGCTCGTCAATGACCAGGGGAACATCAAGATCACCACGAAGAAAGACGGTGACGTTGAGGTCGAAACCTACACTTTGACCATCACCGGTCGATTGATGGAAGGAGAGGTGCCTCAGATTTGTATTGACTCGACGAACTTCAAGGTTCAGAGCGCTCTTGAAGATATTGCCGCGAAACACGGTTTGGAACTGGACGTTCATGACTCTCCGAAACTTTCGGCCATGCTTGAGAATTTCAAGAATGAAATGGCTCACCCGCGCGGCATGATTGATGCTGAAACAAAGTCTCCCATCGTCAAGCAGATCATCTTCTGCGACATGCTCGGGCTTCACAGCAAGATTCGCCGACTGCTTCAAAAACGCTGTGGCATTTCTGCCGGCAAAATCGCTATTGTGACGGGACAGACCAACAACACGCCCGAAGAGATTCAGGGCGTGCAGGATGGGTTCAATGCGCAGGGCGAAGATAACCGCTTCCAGGTCATCATTGCCAATGAAAAGGCAGAAGTCGGCATCAACCTGCAAAAGGGCACGCAGGCTATCCATCACCTCACGATCGGATGGACTCCTGATAGCCTCGAACAGCGCAACGGGCGCGGAGCGCGACAGGGCAACAAGACGCAGATGGTCCGAATCTACTACTACGATGCGGACGGCAGTTTTGACGTGCTCAAGCGCAAGATGGTGAACTCGAAGAACGATTGGATTAGCAACGTCACGGATCTCAACGGCGGCAGCAAGGTCACCGTTACCGGCGGCCTGTCCAATGAAGACTACGACGCTCTGATTCGTTCGGCGGGTGATCCTGAAGCCATGAAGCGTTACGAGGAAGAAAAGCAGCAGCGTGAAGCTCTCGCTCGCGCCCAGGGCAATCGCGAGCGTCAGCGCGTTAATTTGGACACCATAGCCAAGCAGACACGATTCCTGAACAAATATGACGAAGTGTCGAAACTGGCCGTCGAACGCGTGACTGCTCTTTGGACTTTGGATAACGCTTGCGCCAAGCTCCAAAAGAAGGTTGAAAAGCCGAATCCGCGCCCGAGTGACCTTAAAAAGTACGCGGCTTTGCAGGCTATGCGTGATGCCAAGGCCGAAGAGTTGGATTCCTGCATCAAGTTCTTCCATACCGAGAGCTACGGCGAAGAACCGAAGCAGTTGGAAAACGCAATGGCCATGATCGAAACGGTCAACAGCGGCTGGAGAGTGCCGAAGAACGCGGAGGATGCTGCAAGGTACATCGGTAGTGACCGGTATCGTCTGGATGTGGACAGCTCCTCTTCGTTGTATGGCGAGTGGCAGTCCCTTGTAGAGCAGGCCAAAGGCATGATTGAACAGTCTGCCGCCTCCTACGAAGAGCAGGCCAAGGAAGAAGGAGCGTTGCCATCGGGTATGGCGCAGGCAGTACGAGAAGGAAATGCCGAGGTTGTCAACGGCCACGCCATCATGGTTGGGATGTTCTTCCGTGACGATGATTGCCTGAGTCTCGTTTATGGCAGGTCACGTTGGGGAGAATGGAATGTTGTATCCAGAGGATACGATGGCAGTTCGGCCTACCGTTACCTCAGAAATGACGGCTCGCAAAAATTCATTTATCCGGGCACTCCGGAATACGATGAATGCCTCGTTGAGGCGGCTGAAATCGAAGACGACATTGCAACGAAGGGAGAGGTGTTCTCTGATTTCAGCGATCATTGCCAGGCCGTCTTGCAGTATCGTAAGACCGAAAAACTTGTCGAGTACCCCTGCGATACCGCAAGTCTGCCGTCGCCGTATTTCCCATACGTTGTTACCAGTGAAGAAATGATGGCGTGTCCGGCTTGTGCCGCAATTGGACGCGAGCAAGCTGACATCGTGAAGTCTCGTTCCGGAAGTCGCTTCACCGTAGAGGCAACAGTTGACGTTAATCCCAACGATATGTCAGGGAATTGGCGAGGCCGCAACCAACGATTTGTCGAAGCTCTTGTTGTTTGGGCACGCGCACACAACCTGAAGGCAACATTCAACTATTCCTCTGATGGGTGGAGGATCTTTGCTAAAGACAAACTCGCTGATGCGGATTTCAGCGGCTTGCAGGATGCGAAGACTGACCTCGAAATCGATACATATATTTATCGCCGAGTGTCTGAACTCCTTCCGGATGTTAATTTTGAGTCGGTTGAGCAGGTAATTCCTGAAAACATCAAGATTTTGGTGCAGAAACGAAAAGCAGATCTGCTCCCGGACGATAAGATCGTGGGGCTTTCGGGGGATACCTACCAATACAAGGATGACATAAAGGCTTTGTCTCTTAGCAGCGGCGAACGTGCTAAGTGGGATAGCTATCGAAAGGCATGGATTGTCCCGTATGTGGTCTACAAGAAGCTGATTGAACGCTATCCGAACGCCGTCAATCGCGTGGAAATCGTGGCAGCGGCCTAAACATGATTTAAGGAAAAAACATGTACACGGAATTTTTGTACGACTCTGACTACGTCAAGGCTCAAAAGGAGCAATTCCTTGCGAACCTTGAAGCAAACCAGAACACGCGAGATATCGTGGCCTTTGCCACACAGATGCTTGCTGATTGGCTTGAGAAAAAACCTCAGCGCTATCGCGACTTCGGTCCCTACTGGTGGGCTTTCAAGAAAATCCTGATTGCCCGAGGCCTGGCCAAGGGTGACGCCATGGACGAAGAGATTGCCGCTGTATATCGCGGCGGCGATGACGAAGAGACGGTGGTGCTCTGCCAACTCTTCATGGACGAGTATCGCGCGCGTTTCCTGATCGGTTCGAATCGGTTCACTCTGGACCCGGAAGAAATTGGAGATTACGTTCTCTATGACCCGGACTATGAGGTGAAAGCCTCTTAAGAACGGAAACCCCGTCACAACCAGGCGGGGTTTTTTAATTGACACATTGTAGCGCATGAGATACACTTCTTCGCATGTTTAATGGAGGTTGCAGTGGATACCGAGACCGTCCAGTTCGTAGTGCGAACCACGGAAGAGTTTGATGCTTGGCTTCAAACCCTCAGAGCGAAGAACAAGCCTTTATCGCATCGTGTTACTCAACGCATGAAACGAATGTCCATGGGGAATCTTGGGGATGTGAAGGCAGTTGGTGGCAGGGTATCTGAGGCTCGGATTTTTTCGACGCCTGCTTTGCGTCTTTATTTCACAACCATGAATCAGATTGTCATTGTTCTGCTTTGTGGCGGAGATAAAAGTGACCAGCAGGGGGACATTGAAAAGGCGCAGCAAATAGCAGCTCGTCTTTTTGAAGAGGAAAAGCAAAATGAAGCTCAATGAATTTGATCCGTTGGATTACTTAAAGACGGAAGAGGATTGCCGTCTTGCGTTGGTCGCGGCTTATGAAGAAGATCCCGGCGACGGTAGTCTGATTGCGGCTACTTTGGGCGATATTGCGAAGGCTCGGGGGATGAGCCAGTTGGCAAAAGAGACAGGTCTTTCTCGTGAAAATCTGTATCGTTCTCTGTCCGGCAAAGGGCGACCCGAGTTTGCAACGATTCTGAAGGTAAGCAAGGCTTTGGGATTTAACATGGCTCCCGTCGCACAGCATGCTTAGCACATGACTTCCGAGGCCTCCGATCGCAACGGAGGCTTTTCTTTTGCGGAAAAAAGACCAAAGAGAGCAATTGACCAGCTTGCAAAATTGCTTTCATGACCGCCGCAAATGAATTTACAGCGCCGGGAAAGTCAGCCGGCATCCTAAGCCGCGCTTTTTCTCCTCGTCGCTGGTACAACGAGAATGTAGCGCCTGCGCAGCAAATTACGCAGGCAGACACAACCCTCTACGGAGCGGGTGTGACGACCGTTGCCTCTCTTTTGGGGCAAGGGAAACGTGCAGCCCGTTCGCGTCAGCTCATCTACGAAAAGTGGATGAGAATGGAGGCCGACCCCATCATTTCCAGCGCTGTCAGCGTGTTGGTTACGGCGGCTCTCGGTGGGCACGAAACCACGGGTGACGTGGTTTTTATCGAGAAAAAGCCAATCGCTCGGGATAATCAGCAGCTAGAAAAAATGGTGGACGAAATCGCCCAGGATTTGGGGCCGATTTTCAACCAGATTGCCAATACGATGGCATTTACGGCGGCCATCTACGGCGATGCTTACGCACGCATTTATCTTGACCCCGAACGCGGCGTGATTGCGCTGAACTCCGATGAAATGGTGCGCCCTCAGTTGGTGCAGCCGTTTGAGAAAGGCGGCAAAACAATCGGCTACGCGGTTTCTGTTGGTGAACGCAATTTCGAGCGATTGGACATTACGCAAATGGCGCGCATGAAGATGCCGCGCACGCAATGGATTCCTCAGTTTGGCGTCGTTGAAAAGTCGCTCCGATTGGCCATCCGTGAGGATGACCTTAAAAAGGCGCCAATTTTGCCCGCAATGGTTGGCGGGTCTTTGCTGTACCGAGCCGAAGAACCTTACGACAATTTGTATTTCTCGTTGCTCGGATTGGTCGGACAGCGTTGGGCCGACTCCATCGACGAACAGATGCTCATGGTCAACACGTCAGACATGACGAAAGACCAGAGGGAAATTCTGCTCAAGAGCGTTGTGAATATGCTCTCCCGTTCCAAGCAGTTGGCCGAAGAGGCGGTGAGTAAGGGGCGCCCGGTGATGAGCCGAATTCGCCATTTGATACCTGTCTTCAACGAAAAGCAGGCGCCGAGCCTCATGCCGGCAGGCGGTGGAGCCGGTCGAACCTCTCCTATCACGATCGAAGACATCATGCTGCACGCTCGGTTGCTTGCGGGCGCTCTCGGTGTTGATCTTTCGATGATCGGTTTTGCGGACCAAATGAGCGGCGGCCTAGGAGAAGGCGGTTTCTTTCGAGTTTCAGCGCAGGCGGCAGAACGCGCTCGCATCATTCGCACGTCTTTGGAGGAGTTCTTTGACTCGGTCATCAACATCCACACTTTGCGTCGTTATGGTCGAGTTTTCACGTATCAGGAAAAGCCTTGGGACGTGAACTTCTACTCGTCTATCTCGGCACTGGAAGCCGAAAAGCAAAGAACTCGCCTTGACTCTATCAATGCAGGCTCCATGCTCGCGCAGACTATCCAAATGCTCAAAGACATGGGGGCAGACAAAGAGTTCATGGAAAACTACTTGTGTAAGACCATGCAGCTCGATGAAGATCAGGCCAAGCTCTACGCAAGAATCGTCGACCAAAAGGTCCCCGGAGGCGAAGGTGAAGACGGCATGGGAGGCGAATAATGAGCCTCTACAACAACGTTGCGGCTAACCTCAAAGACCTTTCTACTGGGTCTTCCGGGGGTGTGCCGACAAGCATCAGTTCCGCCATTAGCACGGGACTCGGCAAGGTTGCTAACGGAGCGATTGAGGCGTTCGGTGGCGGCAGTCTGGCAAAGCAAGTTGTTCAAGGAGCGCAGGGCGTAGGAAACAGCTACGCCTCGGGCCTCGTCAATAAGTATTTGCCGGCAAGCTCTCAAAAGATCGTCAATGTCGGGATGACTGCCGGGGCTTCCTTGGCCGACGGTGATGTGCAAGGGGCCGCCTCAAAGGTCATTTCGTCCGGTCTTTTGGGGCAGTTGTTCCCTGGCGCAAGAGGCATTCTGGCACAGGCCGCCTACTGGGGTACTGAGACGCCTCTGTTTGGCGGTTTGAGCCCTACGGACGCTAAAAAAATATACGATGAGATGCGTTCTGAGCGTTTGGCCAAACAAAACCTCTGGTTGCTTGAGGTGACGAGCAATCTCTCAGGGGGTGTCTACAACATCCCGTCACGCTTCAATCTGCTGGCGACAGGTGTTGAATACTCTCCGTTCATGACGGAAGGCGATGTCGTTAAGGTCGGCAGTTCCAATGTCGGCCTGGTGGAAAGCAGCGGACCGGTGGAACTCCAAATTACGACACTAGACGATCAAAACGGATCGCTTAAACGGTGGTTTGCGCTACATCATGCGGCCGCAACAGCCAGAGATGGGACCGTGGGAGAACCCGGTAAATACGCCATCACGATTCGAATCGTGCATTCGTTTGTGGAAGAAAACGACAGTGCTTATGAAGATATAGGCATTTTCCGCCCTGAAAACCTCTCTGTCTCGCTTTCTCGAAGCGATGACGCAATGGCGGAACTTCAGATGACTTTTGTTCAGCTTGATACGTTTATGGGGGTCAGATAAATGCCTTTGAAGAGTGATTCTCAGGGCTTTTTGGTTGGCGACCCCGTCAATCTCATTGACCTGGCAGAACAGTGGAAACAGGTAAGCGCAGACACCAGAGCAATTCGCTCTATGGTTTCTCGCATTGCTAGCGCTCTGGCCGTAAAAACAGCCAAGGAACTGTCGAATCCTGGCGCAGGGCGGCAGGCCAATGAGGTCAGAACCGGAGAGCGTACAAGTGAACATCGACAGAACCAAAAGCCTGCAACGGTAAAACACCTCGTTGAGGTTGTACAGCCCGGCAAACGGTTAAACCCCGGTTCTTCCGTTGCAACAAAGGTTACTCCGGAGGCTGATGTTGTTTCGCGTGATACGCCGCAGGCTCAAACTCCGGCGGCAGAACCGCGTGCTCAAGTTCCGGACAGTCAGAAGACGAAGCGGCAAAGAACAAGACAATTCGACAAATCTGACACCGTAGAGCCCAAGCGCGACGCAAAAGGTCGATTTGTGGGCAAGAAAAAGGTTGAGGGAGACAAGGATTCAGCCTCGTCGGAAAAGACCGGAAAGCTTCTGCAAGGAGCCGCCGGCAAGCTTGCAGAAGTGGTCAAAGGTGCTGGCGAGGGCGTTGGTGAAAGCGATGCTGCGGTACAGGCTATGCAGGAAATTGCGCAACCGCTGTCCCGCGGCTTTGAGATTCTTGGTTTCGGCCGCAATTCCGAAGAGAACTGGTTGCGACGCATTTTTCGGTCGCTGACTCAATTCCGTAAGGAAGAAACAGTTTACAACAAGGCTCAGAACAAGACGCTCAAGGAAATTGCCGAAAAGCCACAGGTGCTAAGTAGCGTCAAAGAGGCTGGCGCGGGCATTGTCAGTCGTGCCAAGGAGTTTGGTGCCGGTGCGTTGGCTATCGGTAAATCTTTCGCCAAGAAAATCCCGCTTTTGGGTGCCCTGATCGAAGGTGGGTCGTCGCTTTTAGACATCTTCAGATCTGAAACCGACGAAACGAAGACGCGTGCCGAAAAAGACCAGGCCACAGGTAAGGCTGCCGGCAAGGGGCTGGGGGCTGTCGGAGGTATGTTCGGCGGGGCCAAACTCGGTGCCATGATCGGTTCAGCTCTGGGCCCTGTCGGTACGGCGATAGGGACCATCGTCGGGGGTGCCGCAGGTGTCTTCTTTGGCGGCAGCGCAGGTTCGATCATCGGAGAGCAAATCGGCTCTTTTGTCGGCTATCTGCGCGAAGCGGACATTCCCGGCAAGATCATGTCCGTCTGGACCGGGTTCACTGACACGATCAAAGACGGATGGGACAGCGTCATGGAGAAGCTCTCCGGAGTCTGGAATAAGACAAAGGAGACAGTGGGCGGAGCCGTTGACTCTGCTAACAATTGGGTCAAGGAAAAGACCGGCATTGACATTGTTGGAAGCGTCAAGGGCGCTTTCAGCAAAGACGGAGCAATCGGAAGCAAATTTGTACGTCCCGAAGGTGAGGATTTCCGTATCGGTCGAAAGAAAACCGACCCGTGGCAGTTAGGTGCGACAAGCGAACTTTACGAATCCGGTAACCGAGGCGCGGGGGCTATTTCAAGCGGTAAAGGGGACCATGGTGGTGTCTCCTATGGGATGTACCAACTGTCCAGTTCGCAAGGAAGCGTACAAAAGTTCATCAAAGATGCCGGTTACGCTGAGCTCTTTGAGGGGAAGAAGGTCGGCTCGAAGGAGTTCAATGAGACTTGGAAGAATCTGGCCAAGTATGACCCGACCTTTGCCGCAGAACAGCGCAATTTCGTCAAACGCGAGTATTACGACAAGGCTCATGAAGGACTGAAGGCAAAAGGCATTGACCTGAGCACGCGCGGCCGCGCCGTGCAGGATGCCGTTTGGTCAACGGCGGTTCAGTTTGGTGCCGGCGGTGCATCGGACATGATGCAGAAGGCGCTCAAAGGCAAGAATGTTGCCGCAATGAGTGATGCAGAGATTGTTTCCGCACTTCAGGATTACAAGATTGCGAACAACTCCAAGCTCTTCAAATCTTCGAGCTGGCGCGTTCAGATGGGCACTCTCAACCGAGCGCGAAGCGAAAAGGAGCAGTTGTTGGCTCTGGCGCAGCAGGATGCTGTCACGACTTCTCCAAACGTAAATCAGACGGTTGTCGCCGCGGCGGGCGCAGACAGGTCAGGTCAAATCGTGAGAACTCCAAAAGCGCCTGTAGCTCCGGCTACGACTGTTGCTGCCCGAAGCGTCAAGGAGAACATCAGACAGCAGATGCGCCCGTCAGCGTCTTCTTCGCAGATTCAGATGGCGCGTGTGGAACAGCCGGTAGGCACGCTTGCAGATAAGAAACCCGCGGTTGTAAACGTGCAGGGCGAGATCGGTCAGGATGTTAAAGATCGTGCCATTGCCCATATCGTGACCGGCGGTATAGCCGTATAGGAAAAAAAGGGCAAGACGGTCAACGGGCCTTTTGTACGCTTAAAGCTATGGCAATCACGATTACAGGAAAAGACGTTCAGGCGATGGTCAGGCACTGGCTCAAGACGCCTGTGAACGGCTACTTAGGCTCTGACTACGGACAAGACCTCAAGAGCCTTCTACAGCGGCCTATGAACGAGGGCATGGGGGACGTTGTCTTGCAAAAGCTGAGGCAAGACGTACCTGTGCTGGGTGTCATACCGTCTGGATCTGTGAATTTGCTGAAAATTGACAGCTACCCGGACAAACGAACGTTTTGCATCGAGGTTGCCGGCAACTTGATTGAAATTGACTGACGACTTGGGTAGACAGAGGAAATGTATACCAAAGCGGATTTTTTGCAGAAAATCGAAGAGCTACTACCTTCGTACCCAACGATCAATGCTCTGTATCAGGCAGGGGACCCCCGAGTGCATCAGCAATTGGAAGCTCAGGCGGCTATGCTCGCCATGATGTCGGGGCAGATTGAAACGGCACAAAATGAGGTGTTTCAAAAGTCACGTGATTCGACTGTGCTGGCCGACGCCTCAATGCGAGGCATTGTAAGAAAAGGAAACGCCGCACGTGCGCGAGTCAAGTGCGTAAACAATGGAACGGAGTCGTTTACGGTAGAGTCCGGGCGCAATCTCTTTGACTCGTCCGGTCGAGTCTGGCATATCGAAACATCCGTAACTGTTGAACCTGCTGGCACAGGAACGTTTGAAGCTACTCAGAGGAGCATCGAAACCATCGTTCACACAGTTAGCAACACAGAGCCGTTTTATGCGATTGAAATTCCGCCGGCCGACGATGAGTCTTATCTGTGTGCTATTTCTGTCTATGACGATGACGGTAGTTTTGAATACCGCGAGGGGTACGTCAACACGCAAGCCGGTGAGCGCGTCTACCACGTCGAAGCCGATGAGCGGCAACGTATCTACGTCCGCTTCGGCTATGGCGACTTTGTTGCTTGGCAACCCGACGACGGAGACCAGATTTCGCTTGAAATATCGCGGACGAATGGAGACATTACGGTCGAATACGGTGCTCCGTTCTCTTTTGAGTATTTGCAGACGCCCGCGGAGAGTCAAGTAGAGCTCACGATGGACGCAATGCTTGAGGCCGGCGCCAACCCCATTTCAATGAATGTTCTTCGCGATATGGCGAAGTACCCGTCTGTGTACCAAAGCAATGCTGTTTTTCTTGGCGAGTTTGGCTTTTTGGTGCGCAAACACTTCCCGAACTTGCAGTTTCTCTCGGTCTGGAATGAGACACGAGAGGAACAGGCCCGCGGCGCAAGCGTGGACAACATCAATGCGCTTTTCGTTGCTTGTCTTTCTGCGGTTGGAGACGAAAAGGTCATCGAAGCCGAAGACTCAAGCAACCCGGATGAGCCTGAGCAAATTACCGGGGACGATTTGACCGAAACGCAGAAAGCCATTGAAGAATGCATTCTGAGGGCCGATGACAGCTACCGCGTGCGATTCTTCACGCCGGTGATTGTCAAGATACCGATGACGATTAAGGCTCGCGTTTCTACGTCTTATGTGGCACGAGATGTGAAGGGCAAGATCGAGGAAGTTATTCTGGAAGCCTATGGGAAAGAAGCGGCGGCTTGCAGAAGAGGCAATTTCAAGCCTTTAAACCGCGAAATCATCAAACTTCTGACAGATCGCGTCACAGCACTCAGCGACGGAAACGCAGATTTCGAGGTTTCCTTTAAAGATGAAATGAGCGAGTCCGTGCGTCCGGAACTTTGGAGATTTGTTGACGAAACGTCTCTTTCAGTCACGGTAGAAACAGCTAACATCACGCGTAACACATGGGGAGGCTAGTCAATGCCCGACATCAGCACCCATGAATACGACTTCGCAAATGCTGAACTGCCGTCTCTGACGCCTCTCAAAAAGAGCTTTGCGGCCGATCAGACAGAAACGGAACTCAAGGAAATCTTTTTGGAGGTTTTCAAGCAAACCCTTGCGGCGAGTACGTTTGACGTGAATGTCTCCGGTGCCGCTCATCTGGGTAGCTTTGACCTTGTGCGCCGAGTCATCACGACTGACGGCCTGTCGCTTCTGCAAGGGGACCGCGAAGAGCCCGCTGTGCGTTATCTCTACCGCGCCTGGATTGCCCGAGACAACCAGGGGCGCGGAATGCACTTTTTGCGCGCTTATCTGCAAACGTTGTTCCCGAACCTCTGTTCGGTCGAGCAAATGTGGCAGGACAAAGATGAGGTTTACCCGCTTGGGCTACATACGTCTCTGGACGGAGACGATTTCGTCATCGATCCTGAAAAGATGTACCTCACAAGCCGAGTAGAGATTGCGCTTGACCTCACGATTTCCACTCGGTCCATCACCACGTTAACCGACATCTTTCGAACGATTTTGCCTGCGAGACTGGTTCCGCAGTTTCGCTTCTGGTTGATCTTCAACATTTCGATTCAGTACAAGCTCGAAAGACGATTTTTTATGGAGAAGCACTCCGAGGTCTATATGCCTTGGAACGTTCTGCTTGTGACTGAACGTCCGTCAGCTCTCTGGTATCTGGGTCGAGACGAAAATCCAGAAGAAGCTCCCAAGCTCAAAGAGGGGCGAATCACTGGAAGCCTCATCATCGAAAAGGTGGCTCAAAACTCGGAAAAATGAACAAAGTCGGCCTTCGGGCACGCCTCAGAATGACTCCTAAGTTCAACTCATTTCGGGAGTGTCTGAATGGCTGCCGAGGCCGTACTTCTTAAGTCTTTCCGCGAACGCATTGCCGGGCATCTGGCGGGTACGGCCACGCTCTATCCGGTTAAGTACCTCGCATACGGGGATGGTGGTCACGACCCTTCCACCCTTGAGCCCATTTCTCCAAGCGAAGACGCGACTGCGCTCACCCACGAAGTTCTGCGTAAAGAAGCCGCTTCTGTTCGGCAGGAAGACTCTTTGTCCGTGACTGGCAAGGGTTCAATCGAGAACAACGAACTCAATGGTGTTCAACTCTCCGAAGCCGCTCTAGTTGACTCCGAGGGAAATTTGATCGGCATTAAGACCTTTGCTCCGAAGGTCAAAGAAGCTGATGAACGCTATCAGATTGAAATCAAGGTGAGTTTCTAAGATGGCCGTTCAGCTTACACATCAGAAAATCACCGAGATTCCGAACACGGAGCCTGCCGCTACGCCAGCTCTCTGGAATACACGCTATCGGGAAATTGACCAGAACTTTGAGTCTTTGGCTTCTTTCAATCCGGCAGGTGTTTGTGACTCCGCGGCAGATGAGGTTGCAAAGACGGTTCAGATCGACGGTTTTGCGTTGTCCGCGAACACCGTGGTTTTTGTGAAATTCAGCAATGCCAACACGGCGTCTGCTCCCACACTGGATGTGTCTGCAACCGGCGCAAAGCCTGTTTATTTCGGCGGCGAATCGGTGCCTCCTTCGTATCTCGAAGCCAACAAGTTCTACCAGTTTGTCTACGACGGAACGAATTGGGATCTGACTGGTGACGTGGATGTGCGCCACCTGTATCTGCCTCTGGCAGGCGGGACCATAACCGGTGATTTAACGGTCAACGAAACCTGCACGTTAAATGTTCTGGAGGTTCTGGATGAATCAACTTTTGTTGGTGCCGTAACCACCGAAGGCACGTTGACGGTTGCGGGAGAAGTCACGTTCGAGTGCCCGATTCGAAGCGCGCAAAGCGAGTTTTTGCAAACGCAGGTTGCTGTGTCGCGCGGCACGGCACCAGCTGAGGCGTGCGGCAATACCTGGAGCGTTTTTGACAATGATGGTTTTGAAGCCGGGGCAAACCGTTTGGCTTTGGTGAGCTATTCCGTTGATGCCTCGAAGAACGCCACGCTTGCGCTTTACGTCAACAAATTTGAGGCCGGAGCTGAAGAAATCTCGGCAGGCCTTTTCATGCGTTGGGCAGGTGAGTCGCCTGTCATTGCGCTCACTCATCACCCCGAAAGTACCAGCAACGATTTTTCTGTTGCTTCCACTCACTGGACGTCAGACCTAAACGGATTCAGACAACCGGAAACAGCCTATCAGCAAGGCGACATTGTCGGGTGCGCTTTTCATTCGAAGTTTTATCTCAAGTGCATTCAGGCAGGAACAACCTCTGCCGAAGGTCTGGACTCACGAAATGTAACTCTCGGTCAGGAAATCTCGGACGGGACCTGCAAATGGAAGGTCGGCATCCACGTCGCTTCTGTTGAGGGTCTTACGCCTGACGAACACGGAAATGTTTCCCTAACGAACAACAAACGTTGGGAAATCGCAGATTCAAAAATTGATCGCCCCCCGGAAAAACCTACCTACGGACTCGAAGACATTGTTTTCAACTGAATTTTTGTAATTTTTTTCGGAGAAAGAATATGGCAGCAAAGAATGTCATTCTTCAGATGAAAATCGAAGGGGTTCTGAACGACCTCTTGCCAAAGACTATTGCCGCACAGGTTATTGTCGATGACGGCACTCAGGAAACTCTGGCTACTCGACTCGCATCAATCATGTCGAAACTCGACGGGATTGTCGACAGCGACGCGATCGATTCAAAGATCTCCACGGCCATCGATGGTCTGATTGATGGTGCTCCCGGCACTTATGACACCCTCAAGGAAATTGCCGACTACATCGCGTCGCACGAAGAGGTTTCGAGCGCTCTTAACGAGGCTATTGGCAACAAGGTTGACAAGGTAGAAGGCAAGGGTCTTTCCACGGAAGACTTTACGACTGCTCTGAAGACCAAGCTCGAAGGCATGGCCGATGGCGCAACCAAGGTCGAAGCGAGCACCAACGGAAACATCAAGATCAATGGGTCGGACACGCCCGTTTACGTCCACCCGACCGGCGAAGGCAACAACCACTTGCCGGCTGGCGGCACCGTTGGTCAGGTCCTTCGCGCAAGCGGCAGCGGCGCTGCGACTTGGGGTGAAAACGTACGTAGCGGCGCAAGCGAACCGGGTGATCTTGCCGCCGGCGAACTCTTCATCAAGATCATTGCTTAATCGTAGTGAGGTTTTTCCGTGGCGATCAAACAGCGAAATGTAGTCCTTGTTTCTCGGGACGTTGACGGCAACACCTGCATGGACATGCCCCTGACTTGCATTGATCAGGTCGAGGGGATGGATGAGTTCATAGCTTCATACATTGCCTCCCAAGAAGAGGCTTTGGCAGGGGTGCTCAACACCAAAATAATGACTCCTTTCTTGGTCAAGTTGGTGATTGATGCGGCGACATCCTTGGCTTGCCCGACTGGGATGATTGGTTTCTTTGCTCTGAAGAGCGTACCGCCCGGATGGCTTATTTGCAATGGTTCGGCCGTATCCAGAACTACCTACGCCAAGCTGTTCAGCATTTGGGGCACCACATGGGGTGAAGGCGACGGAGAAACGACTTTCAACTTGCCGAATCTAGATGGCCGATTCCTGGAAGGTACGACCGATATTGCCAAGGTTGGGCAGTACGTTGAGGCGGGCTTACCCAACATCACAGGTTTTGTAGCAAATATTGCAGGCGACTTGGGCGGGACAGGGCCCTTTGTCAACCAGCAAAATGCAGGTACCGGTTGGGGACCTAAAGACAACCGTGGCAACACGAGACAGTTTTTCAACGCAAGTGCAGCTCACTATATTTATGGGGCTTCAGATACTGTTCAACCACGCTCTTTACAGTTTCTGCCATGCATTAAGTTTTGATGCTTGGTATTAACCGGATCGAAGCAGGCTGAACCGTTGAGTTGACGCGATATATTGATGACGACCAACTTGCATCGAATTGCAGGTTGGTTCCGTTAGCTGCACCTCCCCCAGGAGCATCAGTTCTTCCTTGTCTTTTTAGCGCGCCGTTGTCCGCGACTCCGCCCCATCCATTAGATAGATTGGCCTGGCCTGTTATGTTGGGTCTAGGTCTTGATACAAGCTAACGTGACCAAGGAAGGAGGTTGCACTGTGTTAATCACATCGGAGTAGATAGAGCTTTTTAAATTTGAGTTGAACCCAATAGTTGCGCCTGGGTAGCCAGAACCTTCACCGTGAGCGCCTTGACCAGCGTGATAGAAGGCTCCTGTTGTTGCCAAATTGTTAACCTCTAATCCGTTGTGGGTAAATGTACCTGTGATGTTGGGTCAATGCTTTATGCACGCAAGAAACCGGACGGATTGAGGCTGTACAGTTTCTGCATTGCCATAGACAGAAGAGACTCGATTCGCGTCTATCTCAACGTTAGGAATCCAAACATCCTGACCTCCACGGACTGAGCCTCTTTCCTGATTAGGGAAAAAGAAAGCCCCGGTTGCTATGTCATCTACGCCATGGAATCTCCCTGTGATGTTGGGCCCAACATAACTGGCAGTTTCTCTTGGGACAAACATATGTTTATCGGCGTTAGCACTGCAGGGGAAGCCTTTTCTTCAGCTACAACTATTGGCACTGGATACACCTACAGTGCTTATGAGGCTGGGGACAAACGGGAGGTTTCCTTTTCGGCTTCAAACTCAAATGGTGCGTACGGCAAATCGACAGTGGTGCAGCCTGCTTCCTTGAGTTTGCTTGCCTGCATCAAATTTTGATGCAAACTAGAAGCCACGCAGCGGGCGGCTGCACTTCGTTTGATTTGCCATAAAGAACATTCGATTTGGAGGCATCCATAGAGATAGAGTAACGCGTTGCATCACTTCCACCCCATTCGCCCGGACGTGCCCAAGTAGTACCACTCTCATAGAAAGCTCCTGACGGATTGATGCCAATGCTTCGATCGTTGAAATCCGACACTTTGCCGGTGATGTTGGGCTAGACCTTGATGCAAGGCATGAGCAGAAGCGACGCCGGTTGAACCGTCATACTTTGCCCGAAGATCGTAGACGATCGACTTGCGTCCAGACAAATGGCATTAGTGCCTCTGTACTCGCCAGTGGCGTTTTCAGGGGCGCTACCTTGCTCATTGAAAAGAGATCCCTCTGTCGTCAAATTCGATCCGGGCGCGTTTGTAAGATTCGAGCAGTTGTACTTACCTGTGATGTTGGGCCCAACATCACAGGAATTTTCGGAAGACTCAGTGGTCGAAACGGATCAGATCCTGGTTCGTTCACTGGTGCCTTTAGAGTTGATGGAGCCACCAATATGTCCCATGGCGGAGATAGTGGCGCTACAAACGCAAGAAGTGCTTCCTTTGATGCATCAAGATGCTCTGCTCTGTACCAAACGAACTCAAAAGTGCAGCCTGCTGCCTTGAGTTTGCTTTCCTGCATCAAATTTTGAGACAAGGGAGAAACAAAACAGCTTTTGGTTGCACAGTTAACGACTTGCCAAATAGAGCGTTATCGGCTTGAGCTGAAAAATTTGGTATATCCCAGCTATTGTCAGACCCACTTGCACAGTTGCCCTTCGTCGATCCTCTTACAGACTCAGCGAAGACACCGGTGAAGTGTTTACCTGTGATAACTGAATACATTGATGTAGGCATCTCACCGCTGATGTTGGGCCCAACATAACAGGTTCGTTCCACACAGACATTGAGGCTGCAGGGAACACTACAGGGGTTTTTTATAAGGCTGAAGATTCCACAATAGCTGGAGCTTCAAACGACATATATGGCGCAGTGATTGGGTTTGAAGCCTTTCGTTCCTCAACACTTTACGGATCATCAGGCACCGTTCAACCATCAAGCTTGTGTGCACTAGCCTGTATCAAAACTTAGGCTTTGATGCAGGCCATGGCGTGCATTGATGACGGCTGCACCATTGATGTTTCTCCATATATGGCATTGGATTTTGAGGCATCAAAAGTCAACACTGACCGTTGGTACTCAAATCGACCGCTGGAAATTGATATATCCGAGTTCTCCCGACTTGATGCAAAAGACAATGAGCTTTCTCTATCGGTCGTGCCGATCCATGGGATTCTCTGGTTTGATGTAGTCCCTGTGATGTTGGGACTGCCCCAACATCACGGGTACTGTGTCGTCAGCCGGGAATTATGAGTTATTTGTAGAAGACAATGTTTCGTTCTCTGGTGCCTTTTTTGAGACGATGAGCGAATCGAAGGTCGGCGCTACAGGAGGTAGTCCGGCCAGAATCGTGTGCTCTAGTTTTGGTTTCTCAGCAAGTCAGGTCGAAACAATTTATGGAAGATCTTCAATAGTGCAACCTGCTTCTATGAGAGCTGTTGCCTGCGTTAAATTTTGATACAGGCTAAGAAACAAACTGAAGCTGGTTGAACCGTTGAGGACGCGCCATAGACTGCGTTAATGTTCCTGGCCGAGAAGGATAGCCCGTTAATACGCCAGAGCTGATCTCCGCCTCTGCCACCTGACACACTTGTGGCATCAAGGCTAAAGGAACCACTAGCACTAGGCTCGTCACCCGACAATAAACCCGTTGTGAGATGGCTAACCCAACCTGTGATGTTGGGTAGCCGTCCCAACATCACAGGAACATTCCGGGTCACGATCGAAGAAGGTTCAAGTGCTACTGGCTCCTTTTACGTAGACAGAACTTCTGGCAATGGTGCTGAGGGAGCTCAAGGTCGCGATATCTACTACGGGATCAATGCGTCTTTGGTATCGAGCATTTATGGAGCATCGGCAACAAACCAACCAGCCTCGCTACTAGGAATTCCGTGCATCAAACTTTGATGCACGGCAAAACTCGACACGAGGATGGTTGAACAATTTGGTGAGTATCACCAAAAACTGCCTCAGAGGTAACTAAGTTTGCTTTGTAAGTAGAGCTTTCTTGAAAATCGTCGCCACCTTCTTTTCCATTCCAGTACCTTGTTCCAAAACCTACAGGTAGTAAATAGGTGGATGTTTCTCTTGACGAAATAAATCTTCCCTGATTGCTGCCGTTGTGATAGCCAAAGGCGTGGTAATGGTTAGTGATGTTGGGTTAGAGCTCGGCAATAACTTGCGGCGCTTCTGGCCAAACCACTTCAGACGGGAAGCCTTCCTGCTGTGGAATGTCTCTTAACTTTTGGCGATAGGCTTTGACCAACTCCAAAGTTTCAGAGTCGATTGGATAATCGGACATGAGTAGATAATCAGTTTCTGAGATTAGCTGATCTCTTTTTCTACGAACTTCATCCGCTGCCTCTTGCTGAAGTTCTTCCTCTGTTTTTTGTGGAATTTCTTCAATTTCCCAAGACAAATCCTCGTTCCGAGAGCGGAGGCGATACCCCTCTTCTCTGGCAAGGTTTTGGATGATTTGGCGCAGCTCGATATCGTGTGGCGTCATTGACTGATGTGACACCTTAACACCAATTAATTCCTGAGCTGTCGTCGGCTTTTTCTCAGCAAGCCATTCCGTTCCTGACCATTTATAGAAGAACTGTTTGTTATCAGCGCCATCAGGCAAAGGGGTTTCCGTTGTGTTGTTTGGAGGAAAAACACCATCCATCACTTGGAAATAACACTGCCCACAGTGATAACCGGCGGCATCGAATTTCTGAAGAATTTTTAGATCCATCTCATTGCTCTAAAAAAGATCAACAAGTGCTAACTTAACAAAAAGACATTTCTCTTATACCTTTGTTTTTCCGTGTCCCAACATCACTGGACAAACCGGCGGCTTGGTAGGTTACAACGAGAATGCTTCTGGATGTTTTGAAAGAAGCAATACTGGTTCAGCAACACTACCGCCTGGCACCCTTGTAACACACGCTGAATTGAACTTCAACGCACAACTGGCTAATCCCATATATAACGGAGGAACGACTGTTCAGCCTCCATCTTTGCAGTCATTGGCTTGTATCAAGGTTTAGATTTTTATACAAGCTAACAAGGCCACGGAAGGCGGCTGCACTGTCGAACTGCCGCCATAAACGTTACTTACGAGAGATGCATCGAAACCTATGATGGCGCTTCCGTGCCCGCCTCCGGTTTCCGTATCGCCATGAGTTCCTATTTTGTAGAACGCCCCATCTAATTGCACTAATTCGGTCGTAGGAAATTCATCTCCCCGAGCTGTTCCAGTTATGTTGGGTCCATACCCCAACATCACTGGCTCATCAAGCAGAACTACTGATCAAGGTCTGCTCACGAGCGCTGCGGCAGTTCAAGGTGCGTTCCATTTAGCATCAGAATTTATCTATTCCTCCGGGGTTCAACCATCTTCTGGTAAGACAATACGTTTGGGGTTCGATGCTTCTCTGTCTTCTTCGGTTTATGGCGCAAGTCAAACGATCCAACCGTCAGCTATGCGCTTTTTGGCCTGTATCAAGGTCTAGATTTTGATGCAGGCTAGACCGCGCAAGGCTGATGGCTGGACAGTCATTGATGCTCCGTAAACACCTGATGATCTTGAGGCATCAATCCCAACTCTTGGCTGTATCACCGAGTTATTTACCTCTGCACGGTATTTTTGTCCTTCCTGCAAATACATAGCTCCCTCGTCTCCTTCGTTGGTAGAAAACTGAGCGCAGGATATAGATCGAGTCAGGCCAGTTATGTTGGGCAATGCCCCAACATAACCGGTAGTCTTGGAATTACAGGGAATGATCCAGTTCACGCATTTAGCGTTTCTTACACTGAAGGATGTTTTACGACGACTGAAACAAGCCTGTCAGGGCTAGATTCTGGTTCTTCAGGTTATCGAACAGGCATACCGAAGTTTGATTCATCTTTGTCATCGTCATTGTTCGGAACATCACAGACTGTGCAACCTTCATCAATGCAAATGCTCATTTGCATCAAAATTTAATGCACGGGAGGGCTCCCAGCGATGATGGTTGAACGGTGTCGCTTGCAGCGTATGCCGAATTCGATCTGTTTGCGGAGAATGTCCACTTGATACCTGCGACTCGATTCTCTCCGGTATAGCCACTGCCACCAGAAGCAATGGAAAAAGCGCCTGACGCAAACTGGTATACGTCAACGTCGTCTCTCATGTACCCAAGTTCACCAGTGATGTTGGGTCAAAAGTAGGCAGGAAAAAGGTCTGATTTTTGAGCTCGGGAGGTACTCAAGGCCCTTGCGCTGGGCACAAGGGCCAGAAACGTTAAATTGCGGGAAAAACACAGATAAATCACGAAAAATCCAGATTTAGCTCGGCACAAGTAGCACAACTCAAAAAGTAATCGTTCCAAGAGTTCATTAGGTCGCGGCGAATATCCAGATAGTCGCTACGTTGATACGCGCGAGAAACGTTGCTTCCCGTGATGTGAGACAGACACATTTCGCTTGCTTCATAGTGCGACTGGTTGTCTGCCAGAAAAGATCTCCCCATCGATCGAAGCCCGTGGGCCACAAGTTTTCCGGACATCGGTGATCGGTGCAGAAATTTCGCAATTGTTTGGGCACTCATATGAGTGCTGGAAAGTCGCCCGGGGAATACGAAATCTGATCGCGGGTGGCGAGAGTGTCTTTTAGCAGCGTTCAGTATTTGTTGCATGAGCGGCGTGATTGGGACGCGGAAAGCTTTTCGCTTTTTCATTTCTTCGGCCGGAATCGTCAGCACATCGCCTTCTATCCACGACCACCTCAATTTGACGTTCTCCGACGGACGGAGCAGGGAACAGGCGGAGAAACAAAAGAGGATTTTGGTATGAATAGTGGCGTTCTTGAAGCAACGGCAAACCTCCGGCATCTGCTTCCATGAAACGGACGGCATGGGTGTAACTTTTGGCGGCGCAAATATCATGCTCACACGTTCAAGAGGGTTGTGCTGGATGTATCCGGCGCAAACGGCCAGAGTCATGATCTCTCGCATACGCATTAAGACCCGTTTGAGCGTTGCTTGATGCCCGGCTTTCTCGATGGAAGAGACTTGTCGGATGATCAAAGGGGCCGTTATTTCATCGATTTGTCTGCGTCCCAGATCGTTAATAACGTACCGTTCGAGTCTTCGTCTTTCCTCGGCATACGAAACGATTCTTCCTTTTTTTAGCCCGCACCACAGGCGAAAAGCATCATTCAGAACATAGCCGCGGGGGGGGGTGAGACCAGCTTCCTTCCTTCTGTTTCTTGTCACTTGTCGGGCCTGTTTAAGGCTCATTTCCGGCCATCTTCCGATGGTTTCATCAACTACTCGGCCTGAGTGGTGAAACCTAAAAACCCACGATTTTTTGCCCGATGGTTGCACACGGATTGTCAGGCCGTTGCCGTCAGATATTGAGTATCGGCGTGTGAGGGGCTTCAAAGCTTTGATTTGCTTGGTCGTCAAGGTCATGGTGGTCTCCGTAGGGATTCAAGAGACAACCATTTTGACAGGCGGCCCGTTCGGAAAAACAGGTGATTTTGAGCTTCGCGGGTCTTTTAGATTTTTGATTGCACAACCATTTATCGCGGGGGAACAAATGCTTAACGGCCTGTGGGCGATTGTGAAAGAGGCGTTGTTTGATGCCGCAAAGGACAAGGTAAGCGATATGACAAAGGAAGAAGCCAAGCAGATTCTGGAAAAGCTCGGAGTCAAAGTTGAAGAACTGACTGACGAGCTTGTGGCCAAAGTTGAAGCCTACAAAGCAACACTCGACACCGATACGCGTCGTACGGTACGCAAGTTTTGGGTTGTAGTGAGCATCGCCGCTTTTGTTCTCGGTGTTGGCGTTGGCTACTTGTTTTAGGGCAAGCGGCAATGGTCTATCTCAAGTGGTTTTTGTTCTTGTTGATCGGAGTGCCGTTTGAGCTTGTCGCAAAGCTACTGTCTCCGATATTGGCGTTCTTCGTTCAGAAAAACGGATGGCTGCCTGATTGGCTTTATTGGTTCCAAACTCCAGACAACTCTTGTGATGGGGATGCGGGGCACAGGGCTAGGTGGCCGAAGGATGGAATCTTCTGGACGTGGATGAGACGTTGCGCCTGGTTGTTCCGGAATAGTGCCTACGGATTTAACTATTTCATCTTGGGCGTTCACTACGAGGCTGGCGATCTGCACTGGCATGAAGGTAATCCGGAGGTTGGCGACTTGACGGGCATCAGCGGCTTGTGCAAGTGGTACATGGAGCGCAATGGCGAGCTGATTTGCTTCCAGGTGTACTACGTCCGCCATTACAAGCTTTTCGGTCACTGGAAGTGCATCAGAGCCGGGGTAGGTTGGAAGATGTGGGGAGACGTAGTCTCAGATCCCTACTGCCCGCACTGGGTTTACTTCAACCCCTTCAAGGGGTCGGGGCTTGAGAAATGATCCAAAGGCTTGCGGATTTCGCGGCCGTTCTGCCCACGGGGTTTGAGCGAGTCATGATGTTGGTGGGCGGGAGTATGGGAGGCATTTTTACGTTTCTCTACGGAGACGCCGGCCCTCTACTGATATGGCTGGTGGTTTTTGTGATCCTCGATTTTTTATCGGGGACTACTGCGTCGATCCTGAATGGTACGTGGACTAGTAAGAGAAACTGGCTAGGCATTCTCAAAAAGATGCTTGCGTTCTGCATTGTTGCTCTGGCTCACGGATTGGACGTGGCCTTTAACGAGCTTCTGCCTTTTCAGATCATTGAATCAATCACGATTTGCGCTTACATGGCTGGCGAGTTTGGCTCGATCATAGAAAACCTGGACAAGATGGGGTTGCGGGTGGTCCCGCCGGTCGTGAGAAAGCTCATTGATGCGCTGAATGCCAAGTTGGACAAGACGGTTGAAAAAGTAACTGAAACGGAGGAAAACAATGCCTACACGCGGCCTCAGAAATAACAATCCGGGGAATATAGACAAGACTGGCGAAGTTTGGGAAGGACAGGAGCTTCCCGGGAGCGATGAGCGTTTTTGCACGTTTTCGAGCATGGCCTATGGATGCCGCGCTTTGATCCGTACGCTGATGACGTACCACACGAAACATGGGTTATCGACGGTGCGAGAAATCATCAATCGTTGGGCTCCACCTGTGGAGAACAACACGGATGCTTATATCAAGCACGTGTGTAACCGACTTGGCGTTAAGCCGGATCATCCCTTGGGATTTGATGGCAACCCTCAGGTCTACTTGCACCTGGCACGTGCGATTGCGTATCACGAGAACGGTGCTGCAACTGACAACATCAGCCTAGCGACCTGGAAGGAAGGCGCGGAACTTGCCGGACTCAAGGTTTCTGTTTAAAGGAGAAATAAATGATTACCCGCGATGACGTAATGGATCTTATAGTTCACATCGATTATTGGCATCCGAAGGGAACTTGCACAACCGTGTGTTGTCTCATTTTCCGATCGGGTTTTACAGAACTTGGCTGGAGTCAGTGCGACGATCCGAAGGATTTTGACGCTGAGGAAGGCAAAAAGTACGCCTTGGCCGATGCGATCGACCGGTCTTTGAAATATATAGCCTGGAACAGGGCTCATCAGCGGGGGAAGTGACCATGGAACTCAAAGACACAATCGAACTGCCAAGTGTTGAAAATGTGTGAAGTCGACAATTTCTACAGCCGAGTCAACTCTCTGCGAGATGTGTACGGTCGCCTAATGAAGCCTGTGGAGGTTTCGGATGCTGACGAGCAAGCCGAAATCGAAGAGCTTGAGCGTCTTCGCAAAGAGGTAGCGCGGAAACGCCGCCGTGAGGAGATCGAGGAGCTACGCCGCGAACTGATGCGAGCGCCTTGTTCTGTGCAACTTTGACCTATTTCGTGACGCCACGGAAATGGTTGGAGGCAATTTTTGTCAGAGCGTGTTATGGGTGTATGGCTAAAGGTTGGAGGTGCGCTGATTGCAGCGGTCGTTCTTTTTGTCAGCGGATACAAATACGCATCCGCGCTTTATGAGGCTGACATTGCCGACATGCAGGCTAAGCACGCATTGGCCCTGAAGGACAAAACCGATGAGTACAGAGCAAAAGAACAGAGTCAAGCCAAGCAACTCGCGGACGCGTGGGACAAATACGAAAAGGCTCGCGCTGAGTCTGTCGATCTTCGGGCTGATGTTGACCGGGTGCGCATCGAAGCCGACCGTTATCGCGCCGAACTGTCCCGAGCCAGCTCCGATTCCTGCACACCTGTCAGAAAGCGACTCGCCCGCTGTGCAGAGCTACTTGCAGAAGGTGCGAGCTTATCTAGCGAAGGTGCAAGCCTTTCTCAGCGGATCGCCGGCAAGCACGACGCCGTAGTCAAAATCCACAACGTGAACTGAGATTTCGCTATCATGCCTGAAGGAATTTGCGCAAGAGAGCAATATGACAGAATCGACTAAAGAAATTTGGAACTCGCCTGATCTGGAAGTTTTTCACGGATACCAGTGCCCGCACTGCGGGAGCTCCAATTTAAAGAAGTTTTTAAGCCATGAGGAGCATCTGGCTCGTCATGGTTTTGTGGTCTGTAAGTCTCTGGAAGAACTGCAAAGCATTCCGCTTGCTAAGGTACTTTGTGGTGACTGCTGGATGGTTTCGCACATTGCTCTGAAAGACTAGGGCAAGATTTTTAAGGGTAGGCGCTTGAAGCACCTACCCCGTTTTTTATACCTCTCCGACCTGACTTCCCTGAACAAAAATCGGCGGTAACCACCTTAGGACAAACTTCTGGTTGACCGCTTGCGGTCCTTTGCGCGGTCCCGTCCAGAAACCGTGCCAGTGCGCTTTACGTATGTGTGGCGTGACTGTCCGCCCCGTTGGTTGCTCGAAGGCTTCTTTGCGAGCCTTGCGTAGCATTTCTCCAGTCCTCACTCCAAGCATGTAGTGATGAGACTTCTTTGCAGGCAGGAGCTTGAACTCTCCGTGTACCTTTTTGGGCTGTGGATTGTGTGGCATCCAGTCCGGTGCTGATCGGTTTTCGATCTCAGGTTCTTCCGAGCATAGGTACAAGACCAAAGGAAGTAATCGGCAGGCGATTGACCGAATCCTCTCAAATTCGGCCTCGTATACAGCCGGATCATGTACATGGCCAAGTCTTCGAGCATTCTCTGCCGAATGCTTCATCATTCTGGCAATGGATTCATCAATGGTCCAATTTCCAAGATGAAGGATAATGGCGCGCATTTCACGAGCGCCTGTTTCATCAAGGTACAACCTCAATTCGTGCCTTCCGGAGTTGTAGTCGTACTCCAAAAGAGCAAAGAATCCTTCTATGTCGCTGTCCTCGTCGGAAAGAAGAGGCGTCTTGATGTAGACACACCATTCTGGCAAGCGCAAAAGCGCTTCGCTTGGAATCTTTCCTGTGAACTCAGATGCCATGAGTTCTGTGTAGATGTCGGTGTCAAATTCATATACGCCCTGAGTGTATCGCCAGGTTGCAGGTGCTACAGATTGCTCCAGACGGTCGATAATCTCCATACGTGGCACGCCTTCGTGGCCTCTGGTGACAATAGCAAGCCAGGCGCTAATCGGCATGAAGCACCAATCTGGCCAGCAGTATTCGCCATTCCGTTTGGCGTCAATGAAAACAGGTATATGCTCAAAGATGTATGGCCAGTTTCTTGATATTGTCTCAAGTCTGGAAAATGCACTCATTTTTTACTCTTCTCTGCGATGTTGGCATTAGAGGAGATTGGCATCAAAAAGTCAGCCCACTCCTGAAGTAGTTTACGGCGTTTCTCCAGTAGATCGTCACGTTGGTATGCCATAAAAACCTTGTTCCCGACAGAATGCATTAAGCATTTCTCAGAAACAATAAAAGGCTTGTCATTTTGGGCGCACCAGTCTGAAAATGTCGATCTTGTTCCGTGCATCGTTATTGGCTGTTTGGTGCTCTTCTTAAGGACCGACAGCGTAGCCAGTACTCCCAGAGGTTGATCATTTAGAAAAGTAAAAATGTAGTCCGAAGGTGTTCTAGGTACTGATTTCAGTACCTCCAGAGCTTGCTTGGAAAGAGGTACGATGAACGGTTCAGATTTCTTGTCTTTTCTTCGGGAGGGAGGAACAGACAACGTCTCTTTTTCCCAATCAATTTCGCTCCATTTTGCAGCTCTAAATTCCTGGGATCGACATACGGTTAATAGACCAAACAGCACGCATTTGGCCATGATTGTGTCGGTCTTGGAAATTTTTTGAGCGATCAGCTTTAGTTCATTGGCAGAGACGGCAGCGCGATGACGCTGTTGTTGACCACGTAACGCAAGTTCTGGTCGAGGTAGATGCAGATCTAGGCAGTCTCTCCATTCAGCCGGATTGGAATCTATCCATCCTTTGAGGATTGCGTATTGGAAAATAGTGCGTAGCTTGTATTGAGTTCTGCGGCCACTGGGTTTTGACCAGACAGGCTCAATAGCGGCGGCAAGATCACACGGAGTGATTTGGTCAACCGGTTTGTGACCGAATACAGGGGAGCCGACCTTTCTGCCAACATTTTCGTAATCTTTTGCAACACAAGGAAGCCAGCCTCTGATCTTCTCATAGTGCGCAACGGCATCCGAAAGCATTTCATCAAAAGTTGGGGCCTCAGCTGACTCTTGCACTGCAATCTCAAGAGCTTTGATTGTTTTTTGCTGACGCATCTCAACACGAGGGTCCTTGCCTTCGGAAAGGATTGACTTGAGCTTTAAGGCTTTTGCTCGGACACCAGCAATGGACTGATCAATACCACCGAGGCCTATCTCACACCGTTTTCCGTTGAAAGAATATTTGAACAGCCAGCTACGATACTGCCCCTTAACTCGAAGATAGACTCCGCGTTCAAGGTTGTAGATGCCTTCGGGCAGTGTCGCAATGTTTTTTGCAGTCAACTTTTCTTTTGCCATACATTTCCCCTACAGGATGTTTTCCTTAAGCTTCTCGGATTTTCCGAGAATTTCCGAGGACGATGGCGTAAGTGGTTGATTTTTACCGATTTTTTCCTAAATTTTCCTTATTTGCCCGCACGGTCATCCAGAACCCCATGCCAAAAATAAGCAAATAAAAACAAGGAACTAGAAAAAACAGACCGCTACTCCATACATCCTTCCATACAGCGTATCAAATTTCCACGCTGTATGGAAGCTGGACCTGTAGGCCGACTGATGATCATCGAGCCTTGGAAAACTGACCATTCAGGTATGCCTCAACATCGGAATATTTCCAGCGCGGTCGGCCCAAAACGATAGCGGGAGGCGGAAAGGTTCCTTTGACCACATGATTGTATATTGTCTTTACGTCTACCTTAAGAAGCGCTGCGACTTGTTTTTTGCTGAGAACTTCAATTTTTTTCATCTGTGTTTCGATCAAACTGTTGGTCATTTCGTGTCCTTTTGCAGTGCTTGTTTGTGGTTCCGTTGGAACTGTTCGGCTTCAGCTTCTGCGATGATGGCGTATATGTTCAGAATTCGAGCGGCTTCGCGGGCCATGTCGGGGGTCAGAGCAATTCCAAAACAAGGTGAGTCATTGACTCGAATCCGAATCTTTGCTCCGTCGACCGAAATTTTTAGTTCTTCCATTGGTTCGTAGTTTTTGAAAAAGACTGCTTGCTGGCTCATTTTTCCGATTCAAGAATGAAAAACCCCGGAATGACCGGGGCTGTTGACTGTTAAGCTGTTTTTTCGAAGAGGTCTTGTTGACGTTCGATCAGGCCGTCATTGACTAACTTTTCGTAGAGCCACTTGAGGCCTTTGCTGGTTATGTGCGTGTATGGCTTCTCGACAGGATTGCCTTCTGAAGACGTGTAGTGGGCGTAGCGCAGAACGGCACGGCCCGTCTTTATTTGTTCCTGCATTGGCGTGTCAGCGTTGGTGTAAATAAAGCCGATCTGTCGCAGATAGTCCTTGAACTTGCGCGGCGGGTAACCGAGCGTCTTGGCGGCCTGGGTGATTGTCATATGCTCATTGGCGGCAATCACGCGGTCGCACCACTTGACTTTTGGAGCATCTATTTTGGATTGCTCAATAAGCGCTTGGTTCTTCTCATACTGCTCGGCCCACGCTCTGGCGGCGATGGCTGGATTGGTGAAGTCCGGAAGGGTGGGGGTTTGCTGGAGTCGTGCGATTTCTTCGCGTGCTTCTCTAAAGGCTTTGACCAAACGAATTTTTAGCTTGCGGGCGATCTCGGTGTTTTTCAAGAACGTGAAAAGCAAGGTTGTCTGATCTTCGGTGAGCCATGCGACTTCGGTAGCTTTCGCAAATCCGCCTTGAGGAAGCGGTTTGCCCTTCCGCGTTTCAAACGCGACTGGGCCAAATGCCTCAAAATCCGGGAGATATTTGCGGATGAGCTCAAGAATGTTCTTGTGTTGGACTTGCACGCCTTCGGCGATGGTGATGGTGTCAACGACGGCAACCCCATCTTTGTTGAGAGTGATGATTTCATGCATAACAAAAAGCCGCCCTTTTGAGGCGGCTGTGTTGGGTTAAGAAATGGTTACTGAGCGACTATCGCATTAGGTCTTGGCGTTCGCTTGAAATTGAGGATGTCATCTACAGGAAAGCCGACCTTCGCAAGCTGTCTCTCTAGGCTGATGAGGTTGATTGAAGTGCGTATTTCGTGAAAGCGACCGGCTAGGGGCGAGTCAACCAGTTGCAGGAAACGGTAGAACCTTTCGTAATACTCGCCAAAGACGTAGCGCTCGTAGTAAACACGCATACGCAAAGCTTCGCAGAATTCAGGCGGAACAAGGACTCCATGATTTGTTTCCGGAATGGGCTTCTGTTTAGGCCCTTGTTCAGGAACTGCCGGCGTACGAAGATCGACAGTCAGTATGAAATTGACGGCGTCTTCAAACTTATCGCGTGGAATGTTTGTGTATTTCGTGACTTGATAGCGAGCCTTGAGTGCCCTGTAGATCGTTTGATACTTAGCTCCGTCTCGCTTGGCTCTCATGGCGACCTTGCTCATGATTGCGTAGGCCTGCTGCTCGGTGAGCGTCGGTGCCGGCAGCTGCGCCTGCGCGGGGCATTGAGGGTGCAACTGCTTTTCCATCCGCTCGAATTCATCGTAGAAAGCGCACTTAAAATCGAGCGCCTTGGCTCCGGTGAAGCCCATGGCAAGGATGCTGAATCCTTTGCGGTCCATCCAGTAACAAATGACGGTGCGCTTTGCTCCTGAACCAATTTCTACCTCTTCAGACCATTGCGCAAAATTGCGCGATGCTTCTAATTCGGGCTTTTGGGCAAGAATAGTTTGGATGGCACGAACGACATCACTGTGCTTCTTAGAGAAGTATTCAGCGACGATTCGACTGGAAGTTACGGGACGGCCGTCAATGACCTGGAAGGCTTTCTGGCTGATGATGTTAGACATTTGAAAGTTCCTTGATAGACATTAGGAACCTCAAACACCATTTCCAAGATGGTGAGTGAGGCGCTGCGGGTTGGAAAATCGCTCTATCAAGGGTAGCGACCCACGCTCCCCTGCACGGTGTACCACCACGCATACAGGATCGACGCATGCACGCAGGCCTCACTCGTAAGTGACGCACAACAAAAACTCCACCTACTTGTTGGTAGCTTCGGTGAAATCTTTAACTTGATAGAAACGGGTTTCCACGCCCGGTCTGCTTTTTACTCGCAGACGGGGTCATTGTGCGGCAAAGCAATAGAATTGTCAAAACTGCCCTTTGGAGCTTCTTTCTTATGTCAAAACTTACTATCGACCAATGGACTGATTATCTCAACCGGAAAACACTGGGCTTTAACTGCCCAATATGCGGGAGAAACCGTTGGCAGACACAGCCAGATAACAACGGCGACGTTCTGCGTGTCCGTGTTTCCGACGGAAATAACTCCATTCAGGCGGTGGAAAATGGGGGTATTGACTTTGGCCGAGTTGGTGAGGATTTGCCTCTTCCTCCGCCATCGCTTCTACAGAGCTTAGTTGTCATTAGGTGCGGCCATTGCGGCTGGGTAGGCCTGTTTGATCATAAATTTGTTGAGGAGCATCTAAATGACGCCGAATGAACCTATCCCCACGCCCGTCAATAAAGATTGGGTGGAGCTGAAGTTGCAGGCGTCACTCAAAGACTACGTAACCAGAGAAGTTCACGACCGCGACGTCGAAAAGTTGAGTGACGATGTTAAACAAATCAGAGTTTCTTTATGGGGGCCATCCACTGACGGAAAAGTTCCGGAATTGCAGGAACTGCGGACTGCTATTGGATCAAAGCTGGAAAAACCATCAATCTGGGGGATTGTTCTCCCGATTATTGTGGCTCTGGTCACTTGGGCGGCCTCGAAGGCTTTCGGCGCACCTCTTGGCTGACCCTTTTAAGACCCCCTCGCTGAAGAGATTGACGTTTCCGCAATGCGAACAACGGCAAAGTAGCATCGCTCCAAGATCAGGCATTTTGCGCCGTTCGATGATTTCAAGTTCAGAGTGAAGACACAGCGGGCAATAGGCCGTGTTTTCATAGGTCATGTTGGACATATCGTTTAATAGTCCTCCGGGAAAAACAACGGGAAGAGAAAGATCAATGCAAGAAGAAGCCAGAAAGGAAATGACATCGGACGACTCCGAAGAAAAAGTTGACACCTACAACGAGTACTACAAACTGGTTGATGTGGTTCAGAAAGCGGCGCTTGACGAACTCAAAGTTCGCTCGATTGATCGCCGCAACATGCAGGATGCCAAGATCAGACAACTCATCTACCTCTGCATAACTCTGTGTGCGGCTATTTGCACGGTCATCACGTTGACGCCTTTCTGGTCGGGCAAGGGTGCTATTCTGAGTGCCGCTCAACCTTGGCACCTATTCATGCTCTGCGTCGCATTTCTTTTGAGCGCCGGCGGTTTCATCTATGGCGTCTGGGCCCTCATGGGAGAGAAAGGCGGAACAATTCTTGTCGAAGATGAATACGCTCAAATCTTGCGCGATGGTTATGGACCCGATGGCAGCGGGAAAGCTTACGAAGCAACCGTCGGTTGGTTGCAACGCATTGATGACTCGCTGTCCTACTTCATGGACCTGATCGAGATTAAGGCTAAAAAAATTCGCACCTTGAACAAGATTGTTCTCGGTGCGGCAGGGTGCGCAGCAGTAGCAGCCGTTGCGCTTTTTTCAACCACTCTTTTGGAGAACTATGTCAAGCAGCAACTCGAAACCTTATGTCCCTCAACCGCCGCAACCGAGAGTGCCCACAAGTCAACAGAGCAATGAAGCGTCCCGATCAAACCAGCCGCAACAACCGACTGGTGGGAGGAGGCGCCTCTTTGACTCTGTTGATGGGGCATCTGGAGAAAATTTGCTTGTAGAGATATATCGAAAACAGAGGAAATAATACGCGGCAGAACCTCGCCTTTTGGCGGGGTTTTTCCTTTCTGAAGACTGCTACTCAGGGTCAACAACCCCGAACCTTCTCATTCTGTTCTGCATGTACCTTCTGGCTGTGACTTCGTCGGGATGGTTGTAATACGCATCATGCGTATTAGTTTGTTTGGCGGGAAGTAAAAGGTGGTTCCGCTTGATCTTGGGAAGCTGTTTTTTGGCCGGTATATCGAACGCTTTGTAGAAGCTAATGGCGCGCAACCGGCTCGGCAGAATTTTGTCCCAATCGGGATTATCAGTGACGTACAAAGCCTCTTTTAATGTTCTGGCACACTTTCCGCTCATCAGATACGCGTAGAACTTGTTTTCGACCCAGAAGCAATAGAAGTTGCCTTCAAACTCCAGCACCAATCGGCAATCGTTGAAGAGTCCGCATATCGTTACTCGCTCTTTGTTCTCAATGAGAACGTCAATCAGGTCGTCGATCTTTTGTGCTTCTTTTCTGTTGCCCCAGTAGTTGCGGAGCAGCATTGACGGGTGCAAAGCGCAGAACGATGTGATCTCAAAAAACTCTCTGAGTGTCATCAGAAGTCTCCCGGCGCGACCTGGCAGCACTGGATGCCGTTGCGACGCCACATGTCCACGACACGTTGTCGGTCGTCAAAGACCAAAAACGGTTCGTAGCCGTCTGCTCGAATTTTCGCCAGTAGCTCTTCTTTCACGACATCATCGGGGCGTTTATCGCCTGCTGTTCGCATATAGAGCGGTATGTCGTTGATGTGATCGTTTGGGAAGATGTATCTCTTCAACCATCTCATGGTCGCTCCTCGGTAGTTGGACGGGCGTCCGGAGCAAAAGATGACGTCGAACGTCGAATCGTAACCAATACTTCGAACCATTTCTCGATTTGCGATCAGGATGGCGCAAACGGTACGGATGGGTTCGATGGGCGAGTCCTTGCTCATGTTGCGGAAAAACTCTTCCCAATTCTTAGTTTCCTCAATCAAAAAATGTTGGCGGTGCTCGTTGTTGGCCAGCGTGCCGTCGATGTCAAAAATGATTGCTTTTCTTTTGTACATTTCTAAATCCTGTTCTCAAAGCTTGTGCGCGCAAAGAGGCGATCTAGGTGCATGAACCGCGCGCTTGCACTCCGGTGGCAAAGGAAGCAGAGGCGGAGGCGTAAGCCGGGCCCAACAAAGGACGTATTTGTCACGGATTGCCATAAACTTTTCACCGTCCCAGTAGCCGATTTCGTAGGTCGGTTGCATGGAGCGCGGGCGGCGTACCCAAAGCAGGTAGTGCTTGCGTTGTAGAGGTTTTCGTTGCGGGTAAGGCAACCAGTCGGCCTGTTTCAACCTTCGTATTCCTCCGTGATTGGGTGAGGTAATTTCTCAGTTAGGTACATCAACGAGGGCCTGTCGATTCGAATGATCGTGTCTTGATCGGCAAGGTGCCAAAAACTCGTTCCTTTTGTCCGTGATAGGTAACCGGGCTCGCAGCGGCCATGAACGAAGGCCACGCCTCGGTATCCGCATACCGATTCGTCTTCTTTTGTATTGTTCGGGGCAACGATTGCAATATTCCCGGAGGAAATGCGTTGCAAAAGTTCGGTAATGCTGAACTTCTTGGCTTCTCTTCTGGCGGCTTCTTGTTCGCTGCGCGGTAAAGCGCGCATCATGGTGAAATAGGTGTCGACAGCCAGCTCCAATGGTTCAAGCAAGGCGTTGGCGTAACCAGGTTTACTTGGATGACCATCTCTAGCATCGTCGGCAAGCCCCTTCAGGCCATGAAGGGCAGCGGTGCCCATGGTAGCCAACTGTTCGTAATCTTTTTCGCCTTCAAAGCGCTTGGCAAAGGCGTAAAACTGGCGCATGGCGTAGAGCAAATTGCCGTAGCAGGCGGTATCCCATGAGCCGATTCGAATCAGGTTCAGGTTTGTATGCACGGCCTCTTCGAGCTTTTCGAAATCCTGTTCTTCAAGTTGACCAAAGAGGATGTCATAAAGATACGTTGGCCAGATTTCACGTTGACCTGCAACGTACTTTTTCCCCTCACGAGCCTTCTTTTTGGCGTTTTTCTTTTTGGCTTGTCGAGCTTGCTGTTGCTGTTTCTGCTTCTGCTTCTTGTTTTTGCTCATAGGTACAAAAAAAGCCGCATGGAGCGGCTCAACATTAGACAACACTCAAAGTGTCGTGATACTATTTTTAGTGCCTCGCTGTGGAGGTGTTTCTGCAAAATAGCAGCAAAATGGAACCATTAGGTTCCGCTTCTCCACGAAAGGCGAGGACTTTACAAAGAGGCCGCAGGGTTTGTTCTCCGCGGCCTCTTTGTATGTTCGTTTAGTGGTCTCGTTCCGTAATCACGGCGTCGGCCATGTCCAGAGCCAACATCTTGAGCTCATTTCCCTGGGCGAATGCTTGTCGGGAAGGGAACGTTATGCTCGCCGAAATCGGTAGCAGACCGATAAAAGCAGACATGAACGCGTTCCAAGGCGATTCTTCCAGCGCTCGAATCTTGAGTTCATCGGCAATGTAGGTAACCGGGTCTTCGCTTGTCAAGTTCACAGAAGGCGGCTCTTCGACTTCGCGTGATTTGCAGGCGTCGTACTTGAGCGTGCGCTTGTGGCCGTCAATGATGACCTCAATTCCGTGCTCGCTTTCCCAGCCGTCAATCAAAGCGCCGAAAAGAGACTCAGCACCATCAGGTGTTATCGACCTCGGGTCAACCGGGACAATCAGTCTGTTGTCCAGAATGATGATTGGCGGTGTTCTGACGATGTCTGTTTCGATAGCGCGTTCGCAAAGGCTTGCTACGGCTATGGCCCACGTTTCTCTGGACGAGCTGTGGGAGTCCTCATTAATAGAGCTAAGGTCGCGTGAAGTGATTGTGAAGTAGTCAGTCATGTCGTAAGGTTCCCTTGGCTGATTCGAGTTCTTTCTGGATTCTATGCCCAATCCAGCGTACCACCGGGACGGCCCATGAGTTCCCGATCGCTCGGTAACGCGGCGCATCCGGGCATTGTTCTGCCGGTTTGCCGCGATAAGGAATTTGGGACCAGTTATCTGGGAAACCTTGTAGCCGTTCGCATTCAACTGGCATCAGCTTGCGTACGGCGGAGGCTGTAGCTACCGCGCGCGAGTGGCCGCGCGTGAGTGTGTACGATGGGGCACCTGCCGCTCCAATGCCTGTTCCGTTAGAGTCATCCTTGCGGCCGTTCAGATTCATGGTGTCTATTGGGTAGACGACTCCGTGAACTCCAGTGGCGTTGAGCGTGAATGATGTGTCTTGACTAACACCTGTACCATCTGGTCCACTCTCTGGTTTGCGCACGATTGAGTTCTCGGCCAGACAGTAGATAGGCGTGGTGGTTTTCAGCGGCGGGCTTTTGTCGACTTCGATGGCTCGATCTGTACCGTTTTCACTAAGGACCAGTGGCACTTGATTGCCTCCGGTTCCCATGCGGGCTTGAAGAGTCGGAGACTTGTCGCTTTCGCGAATCACATCGTTTGCGTGGGTCATGTCGTAAACCTTGACTTCCTGAATCGACGGACTGATTGTTGGAGAACTGCTTTTCAGCGTCTCGGGCCGTCAGAGTTCCAACAATCAGCGACTCGCTGCCCCCCCCATGTCTCCTCCGGAAGCCGTCAGAGTGCCTGCGGCTCGGCTTGCATCGCGGTACGTTCCAAAGCTGCTTTGAGCAAAGGCGGTAGATGTTTCCCGCGAGACATCGCTCGTCTCAGAATCCCGAGGCAAGCTTTGGCGCTCAAAAAGTACCTTTGCGGGATTGATTGCCCCCCCCCTTCAGCAGGACTTGCGACAATGAAGACACGACGGCGTCGCTGGGGGACTCCGAAATGTTGAGCATCAAGCACGCGCCAGGCGACTTTTCTTTTGGGTCCGGTAACCATACCTGCACACGGCCATCGGACTGAGCCGGACGAAAGGGGAGAGTCCGCTCCAACAAGTTCAGCCAAGAAACACCCGAAGGCGTTGTCTTTTGTGTTGAGCACTCCTGGGACGTTTTCCCAGAAGACGATTGGAGAGGGTTTTCCAAGTTGAGTTCGAGCTGAATGAATGGCATCGGCAATTTGACAAAAGACAAGGGAGAGGTTGCCTCTGGCATCGTCCAGAGAGCGACGTTTGCCAGCGACACTGAACGCTTGGCAAGGCGTTCCGCCGCAAAGCAGGTCAGGCGCCTCGACCTCGCCGTCAAGAATGCGTTGCGGGAGCATGGTCATATCGCCGTAATTTGGGACGTTAGGAAAACGGTGGGCTAGAACAGCGCACGGGAAAGGCTCGATTTCCGAGAACCATGCTGCTTCCCATCCGAGAGGATTCCACGCGACGCTAGCGGCCTCGATGCCCGAGCACACAGAGCCAAATCTGAGTTTCATGGCAAAGAAAAAGCCGCTCGTGGCGGCTCATTGATTTTTGTTTTTGAAGAAGACCATCCAGAAGGTCTCGCCTTTTTTGCCCCCAGGCTTGCGGTTTCCGAATAGGGGACGTTGTCCAAACACGGACAGCACGACATGAAGCGGCACCTGGTTGTCGTTCCATTTGAAGATCAGCGTGCCTTCAGATCTCAGAACGCGCCAACACTCGCGGAACCCTCGTTGCAGGAAGGCGAGCGGGTCGCCTTCTGGAAGAACCCCGTAGGATTGGCGCATATAGGAGCGCTCTCCCGCGTACTTTAGATGAGGCGGGTCGAAGACGACTAGCGCGAAGCTTTCGTCTCCAAAAGGAAGGTCGGTCACATCCATCTGCACTTCAGGATGCACTTCTAGGATGCGCCCGTCGCACTGGACGTAACTTTCATCCCGCACATCTCCGTAGAGCACATAGGGTGCAGACTTGTCGAAGTAGAACTTGCGGCTGCCGCAGCAAGGGTCGAGAACGGGGGGGGGTGAATCTAAGCTCATTCGTCATCCTCTTCGTCATCAGCCTCAAGGTCAACGCCTTCTTCCTTGAATGCGTCAACGATTCTGTTGGTTAGTGTGTTGGCCGTTAATCCATCCCAATAGCTGAAAGCCCAGTTTTCTCTGAAGCAATCAAGCGCATCTAGGAGCTTCTTGGCTTCGTATTTGTTGAATGAAATTTGTACTTCCATTTTTCTCTTATTTATCTAGCAGTGGGGATATCGTAAGTTTCTGAGATCCGATGATCCAGAAAGCATGTAACCATCGTCGTTGTACTGATACTCAACGTCGATGTCTCCGTGCTTTTCCTTGATATTTTCGAGTTCCGCAATCAACTCTGAAATCGTCATTTTTCGCCTCCTTCTGGTTGGTATGGCTCTGGGAGCTCTGCCCAGGCAAGTACCTCTACCGTAGCTGTGGGTATGCAGGGATTTTTGAATTCTTGGCCGTCAAAGTCCGTTATCCAAACAAACGGGTGATTTCTGGAGTCGCCAATTACCCTCATTGTTACAAGGTACTTGCCGGGTTCTTTTGGTGGGAAAGTTACAAACCAGTCAGCCGGTATTGTTTTAATCACATCACTGATGTGCTGAAGTTCAATATCTCCGTTTTCTTGTTTGAGTTCTTCGAGGCGTTGGAGAATTTCAGAAAGTTTCATGGCTCAATCCATATCAACGAATGTTCGGAAGGCGGGCTTCGATTAGCGCAGGCTTTGGGATTTCCGCCCAAGCCACCACTTTGGTATCAGTCGAAGTTGTCCAAGAGTGATCTCTCCAGCGCCGAATGCGAACATCCATCATTAATGTCATGATCCTGTTGTCGAAGCGTACCAGGGTGACGAGATACATGGCGTCATTTCTCGGTGGTGTTTCGTCCGGGAACTTGTGCCATGTGAAGGCGTCTTTGAGGGCATCTTTTTTGCCCTGTTCGTGCATCTGATCGAACAGGGGCATGATCTCGTCGAACAGTTTTGAGTAGGTCAGGTAGTCAATCTCTCCGACGCTATTCAGTCCTCGGATGATTCCCTCAAACTCAGATTTGATCTGCTCCTTTGCGGGAGCGTTTGGTGATATCCCCCATAGCATGGCTCACTCCCACGATTTGAACTGCACATCGTCTTCTTTGCCGATAAAAATCTGACGTCCCTCTGCCTCGTAAAAACTCGAACCCTTGTATGAGGCAAAAAGGCGAGCCACTTCTCGATGGCCGTTTCTTTGTCTCCAGATCTCGAGTCTCAAAGGAACGCCTTCTGGTGGTATCACTTGCGGATATGAATTCCATCGGCTCGCGTCGTACTCTTTGTGGATCAGGATTTCATCGACTTGGAAGGCGATAGAAAACCGATGGCAGTAGTTGCCAACTGGTTTTCCAAATTTCACGCTGAAGGCCAGGTCAGGTGAGCAACCACCAAGCGTCTGTTCGTTGAGTCGCTTGCTGAAATCTCCGTCCGAAAGGGAGTCGAGTTGCTCTTGAAGCAATTTGTTTTTGAGTTCGTATTTCATCACTTGCCCTTGGTCTAGACTGGTCATTCCTCGCTAGCGATGCGCTTCAGTTGCCGCTTGATCTTGAACTCGATTTCTGGCTTCAAATCGGAGGCTCCCAGAGCGCTACCTTCGTACAGGTAGACGAGCTGATCGATCATGATCTTTACGTCTGCCAACTCTTCGGCAAAGTTTTTGACTTGGGCGACCCAGTTGCCCTCGTGCTTATACAGGTTTTTGATCGCAACGATCAACTCTGCCATTTCTTCTATCGCCTTTTCGGATTGCTTTGAAAGGCCGTAGTGATCGGCAATCTTCTTGAGCCTCGGATCAAGTTCATCAAGGTGGAACGAGTTATCGGAATTGGATGAATCCGTCTCGTTTGAAGTTTCTACCAACTCGCTCCTTGAGATGCGGACTGAGAAGCGAGGCATAACCACGCAGCCTTCTCTGAGGAGGTTAAACGTCAATTCCGTAACCCATCCGTCAGGAACGTTTTCAAAACCCTTTAGGCGTTCGGAAAATTCTCCATTGCTGATTTCATCGAGTTTCTTATGAAGCTCGGCGTCTTTTAGTCTGTATTTCATGATGGTTCCTTGTCTTTATAGGGTTCCGGCAACTCCGCCCATGCGACTGGATGCTGCACAAATTCATCCTGGTTTAGGAATGACTTCAAGCCAACGTCGAACGGCAAAACCTCGTATTTGCCGTCCTTTCCGCATACAAGGAAGTTGCGATTTTCGGTGGGGTGGCACTCTTCGCAGAGGTGCCAGAAAGGATCGTGGTTTTCCGGAGAAAACAGAGGGAATCGCATCCAAGCCGTGACGTTGCCGCAGTCGTACCAAAACCAGTCCTTGGTTCCGTCGATGTCGAACTCATCGATATCCACCTCGCCATTGGTTGTGGTCACAAGGTAGATCATGCCCGGTTCAGGCCAGACGCCTACGGGTACCACTCTGGGTGTTGTCATGTTCCGGGCTACTCGCTCCCGGTGCTCTTCCTCGGTCGCCAGTCGCGTGCCGACCGGGTGCCAAACAAAGTTCTCTTCCATGGATTTATCCTTCCAGCCTTTTGTACCCAACGATCCCGAAAACGGGACTCACCTTGAACGGCTTGCGTCCATCGGCTTGAATCTCGAAGACTGCTGCCGGAACAACCTCTTCTTCATCAAGTTCTATACAGTCGATCATCCACGCTTGCCCGGTCTCGTCATGGACAACGAAATCCGCCGTTGTCTCTCGCCGGCAGTAATCAAACTCACCGGCATGAAGCTTCTCAATAAATTGCTGTACGTCCATATGTTCAGTCCGTCAAAAAAGCCGCCATCAGGCGGCTGTGGTGAATGGTTCCGGGAGCTTTGCCCACGCGAGAATGTTGGTTCTCTTACTCATGCCGTTAAAGAAGCATTTGCTCGTCAAAGACCATTGCAGAACTTCGACTTGAGTGTCCTTAAAGGGATGGGGACGAGTGACCAGGTAGTAGCCGCTCTGCGGAGGCGATTTGTGAGGGTAGGCGAACCACGTGACCTTTACGGTTTTTTTGAAGCTCCTCCTCATAAGGTCAATCCCAGGGTTTGTATCGCTCCACTGTTTTCGAAAGAGCCTCTGGCATGATTGGGCCGCCGGCATAAACCCAACAGCCGCCTTCTGCATATTTGTGCCAGTAGGCGCAAATCCGTAGGCCTGTTTTGGTCTCCACTCGCATCAAGATGTCTTCCGGAGGTTCCACTTCAGGGAATCGGTTCCATTCGTTTGGGTCATAAACGGGATGGGCAATGTCTGCAAGCCGATGTTCTTTGGCCTTCTGAGCGATCAAGCGTTCGATTTTCCTGGCGTCTTCTGCTGCTTGCAGAAGTTTCTTTCCCAAAACGTAAGCCTCGCCGAAGCCCAGATCCGTGATGCAACCATCTTCTGCAACGAGAGCGCGGACAATAGAGCCTTCACGGCGAACAAATTGTTGCTGTTCAGAGAGATCGTCACTATTGTTGACGTCGAGGTAGTTTTTGTTTTCCTCTACGCCAACGAGTGAGCAGACCGTTTTCATGTTTATTTCGTTTCGCATAGGGCACGTTAAGAGAGAAGATCAAACCAGAATTTGAAGCTTGAGCCGACAATTCCCATCATCATCATCCCGAGGAAGGCGGCAAAGCCCAGTGTTCCGAGCAAAAAAAGTAGGTCTTTCACGGTTTCACCTCATCATCATGTAAAGTCGGCATTCATTGCCAGAGCTTCGCGGAACTGGAAAAGCTTGTTTGGCAATACGAAGATGGTTTGTACTTCTTCAGGCTTGTCGAATGGCGCCACTGAAACGCCGATCTGGCGCGCTTTTCCTTCAAAGCCTTTTGCGGGATGCGTGACCACCCATCCGAAGATGTATTCGTCTGATGCAAAGCTTTCACGGATGTATGTCGCACCGCTGTCTTGGATCACGCGATGCAGGTTTTTAGAGGCTTTGACCTTTTCCAAAAGTTCTTCAAAAGTCATGGTGAAAAAGGCCGCGCTTAGGCGGCCATGTGAGAGTTAGACGTGCTGTCCCTGATCGTAGGCATTGCGCCATTCGTCAAGTTCCGGCGGGATGTCGTCAGGAATTTCTGGAGCCGGTTCCGGCGTTGGAGCTTTTGGCGCTTGTGCGGGCGCGGGCTGTGCCGGACGTGATTCGACTGGAGGTGTGATTGGCTGAATCTCCACGCCTTTGTCGGTGAATGCCGCATCAATGAAGTCGTTCTCTGTGAGCGCTTCACCTCGATCCGAACGTTCGTCAATTTCCACAGCTCGCACGGCTTCAATGCTCACGGGCAGATACTTGAAGAGTTTGCGGACAACCGTCTTGCGGGCCATTTCTGACCAATGCGTGACCCAAGGGCCATTTTTGCTGGCCTTGGACTGCTTCCGAACGGCTTCGATTTCTGCACGGCTCATAACTTCGAACTGCACTCCACCGCCAATCAAGACCGCCACAGCGTAGACGTAGGTGATGGCACCTCGATCGGCCAGAGGTGAAGGCTTATGCTTGATGTCAGGGTGCAGGCCGAGCTCGTACTCGAACTCATCTGCCTCATATACGCAGTACGCGTTGATGGACGCGATCTGACCAGAACGGCGGGCGAGGTCAATCATCCCACGGTAACCAATGATCAACTGGCAGTTTTTCCCATAAGGGAGCAAGTAGCAGTGACCCAAGGCGCTGCCAGGTTCAAGACCGAGCTGTGCACACTGAAGAACAGAACCCAGGAAACTTTCTTGGGAACAGTTCAGAAGTTCCGGTGTTTTTCGGCATTCAGTAATGATGATTCGGGTCAAACGGTCCGCAGTTAAACTCTTGGGAAGAGCCATGGCCATCTGTGCCTGAACTTTTGGAGAACGAAGAAGGCTGACCAGAGTATTCGGTTTTGATGTTTCGGCGACTGCTGCTGCTCGCGCTTTTTCGGGTGCGACCTTTTTCAAAAGGGTTGTCGTAGAGCTCATGGTTGTGACCTTTTAAGTATTGTATGTGATTTGTTATGCAGCAAGTCTGAAAGTTCGACTTTCGGTTGTTTTGCTGAACTTGAGGTAGGTTTCGGGGGACTCTTTCTTGAGTCTGGTTGAGTCAATACGGGTGGTGCTCTGCGCTTTGTAAGAGAGGGCTTTCTTGCCGTTGATCAGGAACCCCTGAGCATCCTTCAGGCTGATGATCAGCTTGGTTTTTAGCTCTTCTTTTTGCTCGGTCAGTTCTTTGATCTGAGCGTCGAGGTTCAGTATTTCGCCGATGTTCACAGCATCGTCTGGTGAAGCCTCAACCATGCCGTCGGTGTCGCGCGGCCACAGCTTGTAGGCATCTGCAATCGTGACCGGATCGGGCGTCACTCGCGGGACGACGTAGGTTGTCCAGAATTCACGGCACTTGTCTTGCAGAACCGAGATCAGCTCGTCGTTTCTAGGCACTGCATAAATGCGGAAATCTTGTCCGCCGAGCAGCGCGGCCACGTAGCAAATCTTTGCTCCGGTGATGCCCATGTACCACTGAACCTGAGTTTCGTAGTATTCGGGAATGACGTGTTCAGTGACGATTTCACCGCGGATGATTTCGTATTCCTGTGTGTCCCCCCAAGCACCCGCAATGAAGGCCGAAGCCGTCTTGCACTCAAGAATGGCGTCCGTGGTGAGCATTCGGCCAGTTTCGGCCTGTTTTGCCTCATCGAGCACTCGCACGTTGCCGGAAATCTCGGGGTTGACGACGGCGCGGTCGATGTTGGCCATCATCCACGGTTCCTTGGGGTTTACAAGCTGCTTGTTGACGCGCTGCACCTTCATGCCGGTGCGCTTCTGGAATTCCTTGGCAACCAAGTCTTCGAGCTGCGACCCCCAGTAGGCGGCTTGCGATTGCGAGTCATCAACTTCTTCCTCCGTTTTGGAGAAGTAAACATCAAGCGGGGTGCGGTAGCGTGAGAGTCCGAAAATGGCGGCCACATCGCTTCCGCCAATGCCTTTCTGTCGGCCTTTCAGCCAGTCGATTCTTTCCTGTGTCATTTTGTTGTTTCCTGAAAAAATCAACCGCACCTTTTTACGGGTGCGGCTGAAAACGAAATGTGTTTCTGTTGTCGGTCAGTCAATCGACATGAGAATCTGGTAGAAGCCCCAAATCGTGAGAGCGGCTCCGAAGCTGAAGCCGATCGTGCAGAGGGCGAAGAACTTAACGGTCTTGAGCTTTGATTGAAATGCGCGGTCGTTGTCAATCCATTCGCGTCCTTTGTGCCACTTATCCATTGCGATGTCGCGTGTTGCGGTTTCCATGATGTCTCCGATCTTCCAATGAAATGCCCCCACCTCCTTTCGGAGGCAGGGGCACAGCAGAACAAGCGCGCCAAACGCGCTGTGACAAGCCCGGCCTTTCCTTGCGCTCTGTATCCATCCTTGAGCGGTCGTACTGGGGGAGGGCGTATAAGAAGACCCCTCCGTTTGCGCATCACTTCGGTCGCTGAGTCGACGTTGGCTTGCGCACTGCCGCGGCTAACTCTACGAAGGCTAAGCGTGAGAGGTCGATGGCGGAAATTATCAAGGTTGCCCAGAGCGGGCCGCCGTGGTTTTTTCCGAATAAGGCCTTACCTCTTGGCGCGGGCAGAAGTGCCAGCCCAAAACAAACCCCAACCGACGCGACTGATCACGCCAAGAGGTAAAGCCTTTGAAGGGTTCTCTCCCGCACTCGCCTGAACCCTACGCTGATCAAACCACCTGGAGCGCGGGAGAGAAAAGAGGTGAGGCCGCCGGAATCGGCCACCCCAGGAAAGAACAAGCAGAGTGACCGAGACCGGCGACCTCGTAAAGAAGTTACTGAAGGATTCGGAAAGGATTCTCATCTTCCTCATCTGCGAGTCTCAGTACGTCCGAAATGGCAGAGATCTTGACCATCTCTTCTACCGATAGATCGCCTTTCAACACTGCTTTTTTAAGGCGTCTGTTGCGGCATCCTCCGGTAAGTTTTTGATAAACGCGTTCACCAATTTGTAGGTCAGGCGAATGTGTTCCATCCTCAGGCCTTCAAAGCAGTCACTCATTGTCGTCTTCCTCCGTCTCCGGCTCTTCTTCTTCGAGCTCTTCGAGTCGAGTGTCTAGCTCGAAAAGTCGATCAGATGCCTCCTTCAGGTCGTTGGCGGCTCCGTAGATCGTGGTGTTGTTTCGATTCAGGCCGCGAAGGTTCCAGAAGATGTCATCGACCTCTTTGAGCGCCTCTTCTTTGGCGGCGTCAATTTCATCGCGTGTCATAGAGTGTGTCCTTTACTCTGAAGTTGTGGAAATCAGGCATGGCCGCTCAGTGCTCATGGTGTTGTGGATTCCGGAGGTAAGCACCAAACGGCCATGCCTGATGTCCAGGGAAGCCTGAAAAGCCGTGAAAAAGTGTCACGGGTTCAGGCTTCAGTCAGTCAGCGCAGCACCGCAGTCAAATGGACTCTATTTCACGGGCTTATGGCTCTCAGGGCCTCTGCGCGTACGTCCGGAGATTACCCGTCCGCTCTGGCCGCCGTTATGCCCCACGGCGGCTACAGGGAAGAACTAGAAGGGGCTTGATTCCTTTCGGAACCGAACCCTTTTTTCTGCTACCGCCGCGAGGGGGTGTGCATACGATTTCATTGCTAAAGAAGAAAAACGTCGGTAGCAGAAAGAAGGATTCGCAAGCCCTTTTGACTGACGCCGCAGTCGCTGATGAAGCGGCACATTGCGTTCGTTTGATGAAGAGTGCAGCGTCAGTCAGAAGAGCTCTTTTCAAAGCCTTTTGTCTGCTGCCTGGAGCGGAGACCCCGTGTCGTACACACACAGAGTGGAAGATTTCCGAGCAGCAGACAGAAGGCCTTGCCTTCTTTTTGAGTCAGAACAGAGGCGGAAGCATCGGCAGGAAGGCCAGAAACAGACCGCACCCGATGATCGTCAGCGTTGCCACAATGAGACCCAGGCGGGAGTCTCCTTCGACGTCGGCGTTGAGCCAGTTCCAGAAGCGATTCAGCATTTCTTTTCCTCCTTTGCCTGAACCTGGTCGACTTCCTGGTTGAGAAGCTCGACCAGAGCGGCAGAGAACTGCTGCACATCGGCGATCAGGCGAAGGCACTTCTGCGGGCCCAGAGCTTTGGCTTCGACCACTGCCATGCAACGCTTGGCCAGAAGAGCGGCAACGTCGCGGGTGGTGAGGTTCAGATCTGACATCTCGCTCTCCTTACTCAGCCAAAGCCGCTTCGGTAGCCAGGGTGGCTTCGATCTCGGCCTCGCACTGTTTCCAGTAGTCGGCGCCCCATTCTTCAGGCGTTTCGCCTTCGACTTCGATCGAGTCCGTGTAGTCCCATGGGCAGCACCACGGGTAGGGGTTAGGAGTTTCGAGGTCGCCTGTGTAACCTCCGGCTTTTTTCCACCCTTCGATAAAGGCGTCCTGCTGCTCTTCTGTGAGCGATTTGAGGTTGAGGGTTTTGGCTGTCATTTGTGGGGTTCCTTTTTTTTGTTAACTTAAGGAGTCAAAAGACATCACTTAGGTTTCGTGAGTCTCACTTTAACCTAGGTAAACACAAAAGTCAACACAGGTAACAGAAAAAGCCACTTGGGTAAATTTGCAGGCGACAAAAAAAGCCGCTGGTTGGGCGGCTTTGTGTTAACGAAAATTAGTGTTGTAGGCGACTAGAGGTCTTGCAATTTCATGTTCTTAACAACACGGCCAAGAACCTTGATCTCGATCTGCCCGTCTGTACTGAGTTCGATGTCGCGGTACGCTTTATTGGTGCTAACAAGAGCAATTTTTCTGCCAACCATGCGTTGGATTCTTTTGATAAAAACCTCGCCATCAACAAGCAGCAGGTATATGCCGTCTCTAAAGTTGATATTGTCGGAGATGTCAACAAAGACCACATCACCATCCTCAATTTCTGGCGACATTGAATCTCCGTCGGCCATAACCATTTTGATTGTTTTTGAGTTGTAGAAGGCAAAGTTGCGGCGGAACCATTCTGATGTAACCAGAATTTTTTTTATGGCGGGATAGTCCTCAAAATTGAGATTTCCGGGCCCGCAAGAAGCTTTCATATCTAGGAGTTCAAGTTCGACACAGCTCGAGCTTGCAAGCTCCATTTCGCCCTGCCCCTGCATGAGCCACTCGGGACGAACCTGTAGGTAACCCGCAACACGAATCACATCATCGTATTTGGGTTGGAGTGTTACTCCATCTATCCATTTTTTGACGGCTGCTCCGCTTAATCCGACTTTTCTTGTGATGTCAGCTGCTATCAGCCCTCTCTTTTT